ATTCTGCACGAACGTGGCCGAATAACCGTGACGAGCAACAAGGCGGCGAACAACGTTTTGAACTTGAATGGTCATGTCTTTCTCTCCTTGGTATGTCTGTATTATAGGTATCGACATATATCCTGTCAAGTCTTAAATCAAAATATTTTTATTTGCTCTAAGTATATGTGGCTATTAGACTTACGGCGATTGCGGCGGGCCATACTACACATAAGTCTATACATACCAATGACTTACATAAAATGTTAAGATGGGATGGGTGGGGGTTTTATTTTATATAGTAAAGATAGGGAAAATGCCCAAAAAACCTGGGGTGGTTCATTCACAATTACCAATAAATATATCTATGTATTACCCAAACCTCCCCCATCGCCCCTTGGCTGCATAATGATTCTATTTGGTGTATTATAATTTAAAGGAGACTATTATGAAATTATACGAGCCAATTAGCGTAGAATCAGAACTTAAAATAAAATCTACCGCATCATTGCGTGAAGAAATAATTAAAGAATTAACACAACCAGATAAATCATTATCTTTACTTTTCTCAGAGAATCCCAATGAAGCTGAAGGTAACGAATCAGATTGCGATAGAGAAGGGGATACAACTAGATAATAATGATATTAAATTAGTTGGATGTGAATGTTTTTGCCATTGCGATAAAGCAAAAGTCATTTCGGGATTTATAGAAGAAAATAATTGTTGTAATAAGAAGAATAGTTTTAAAAAAGTATTTGGATTTAATACAAAATTCTATTACAAAATAGAAAAAGTTGATGCCGCACACGTTGTTAGCTATGAAGTTGGAATTGGGTATTTAGAAAAGAACGATAAAGATGTTATTCTAAAAAGACATCAGCCCCTTTTCTTCTCGTCAGATAAGGGAATGGCCCCTTGTGCTAGTTTTTCTGGATGTTTAAAATTCCATTGCGAATGTGATCACACATTCTTGATTGTATCTAATTATTTCCCAGATAACTACTTACAAATCTTAGCAGATCCACATTGTGTTATTGCTTCTATAGACAAGCATTTTCCAAGCCCCGTTCATGTTGAAAAAAATTCTGTAATTGGAAGACTAGATGATAATATTCAGTCTATAGATATAACATCTTTACTTAACCAGACTATTAAATATGATGAAAACACAAATACTGTGCAGTTTTTTAATGGACAACGATGGATAAAATTAGTGGAGAAAATTGATGAAAATTCCACGTAATATGACAGAACAGCAAGTACTAGATGTTATTACTGCTGTTGTTAATAGAATCGCCCCTAAATATACATTTCAAGGATACGAAATTGAAGATATAAAACAAGAAGCTTTTCTTATTTGCATGGACGCGCTAGATCGATACGATCAAAAACGGCCCCTTGAAAATTTTCTTTCTGTTCATTTGTCAAATAGATTAAAGAATTTTATTCGTGACAATTATTACGTAAAAGATGTTGATGAGTCTAAGAAAAAGATATTGAAGGCAAGCTCAATATCAGATACAAACGTCGCTGAACTCGTAAATAAATCTGATCCAATTGAACTAGATGAAATAAAAAAGATTATTGACATACATTTAGATCCTTCTTATAGAGCAGACTATTTAAAAATTATAAATGGCATATATGTAAATAAAAAGCGTAGAGAATTAATTATGCAAGAAATTGTCAAAATTTTAAAAGAGGTTGATTATGCGTAAAGGAAGAATAAGCAAAGAAGAAGAGCGGTTTATTTCTAATAATATCGACAATATGGTTGTTGAAGATATAGCAAAAGCCCTAGACAGAGATGTTGAGAGCGTAGATTCTTTTATTAAGCGCAAACTGAAGAAAGGTATTTCTCTAGAAGAAGCCGCCGCATTTTCTTTAGAAGATCGCCCCTATTATGAAGAACTAAAACAGCAGTTTACAGAAGAAGAATTAGAATTATTTAGTTATCATTGGAGTAGAATTATCGCCCAGTTTAAAGATGATGTATTTCCCACAGAAGAGCTACAAGTAATAGATGTTATTAAGTTAGAATTGTTGATGAACCGTTGTTTAAAATCTAATAAAGACAATATACAAACTATTTCCTTATACGAAGGATTGCTAAAGGAAGAACGATCAAGAGACAAAGATCAACAAGATATAGATTATATACTCAACTTGGAACGCCAACTCGCCAGTTTAAGAGCCTCTCAAGAATCTCTTAATAAGGACTATAGAGAGTTACAAACTAAGAAGGCTAACATGCTACGCGAGATGAAAGGCACAAGAGAGCAAAGGATTAAACGGTTAGAGGATAGCAAACAAAGTTTTATCTCTTGGGTAGCTCACCTAATACAAGATCCAGAGACGATGAAGCGTTATGGCGTTGAGATGGAGAAAATGCGCTTGGCAATGGCTAAAGAACGAGAGAGGTTATCTTCCTACCACAAGTATGAAGATGATACCGTTGATCAGCCATTTTTGACACCAGATACGGTAATAGAATAATTATTAATTATATAGGATAAATATGTCAACAACATTACGTAATTTTAAAAATAAAAATATAGCAACTGGATTTTTTGGTATTTCATATAAAAATGACTACAATCATTGGATGGGATGGAAGACTAATCCAGATTGGCGTAAAACAAATTATAAAAATAGTCTATATAAATTGCTTATAGATAATCAAAATAATGTTGATCATTTTTTCTCAACATATCATCACTCATTAGAAAATGAATTATTATTAGATTTAAATCCAAAAAATTTTAAATTTAATGATTTTATGGATGGTTCTTGGGTATATTACCGACACTGTAGATTCAAAGAATTATTAAGTTTATTTAATGATAATTATGATTATTATATTATAACTAGATTTGACCTATCATTTAATACTGAAGAATTGCTTAATTGCAAGATAGAAGACAAAAAAATTAATGTAACTAGCAAGCATGGATATGGAAGTGATACTGAATTATCTTGTGATTATTTTTATATGTTTGATAATTCAATGTTAGAACAATTTCGTTATTTTATAAATAATTTGCCTCCAGATAATGGTGATTTTTGTTATTATCATAAGTTACATAGGTATGAAAATTGTCCACCCTTTTCTTATATGATTGATGGAAGTTATTATTCGCATAATTGTCCAATATGGTCTATAGTGAGATAAAAATGAAACTAAAAGAACTAGTTAATACTAAACATTACGATACAGATAAAAACTCTATTCATTCATATATAGATCATCTGTATAGTGATTTATTTGAAGATAAAAAACATATTAATAGTATGCTTGAAATAGGAGTATACGATGGAGGTTCTATTTTGTTATGGAAAGATTATTTTTCAAATGCTAAAATTACAGGTATAGATATTAATTTATGTAAAAGCATATCTAATATAGAAAATATCAAACATATATGTGCAAATGCCTATGATGAAAATCTAATATCTCAACTAGATAAATATGATATTATTATAGATGACGGCCCTCACACAATAGAAAGTATGAAATTTTTCATACAAAATTATACTAAGTTATTAAATAATAATGGTATAGCTATTATAGAAGATATACAAGATATATCATGGTTTGAAGTATTGATTCCATTAATTCCACATGAATTATCTTACGAAATTGTTGACTTAAGACATATAAAGAATAGATATGATGACTTATTATTAATTATGAGAACTAATAATGTCTAAAATACTATATACTGGCGGAACATTTGATTTGTTTCATTATGGACATGTTAATTTTTTGAAGCAATGCTATTTATTATGTGATCATGTTGTGGTTGCATTAAATACAGATGAATTTGTATGTAAGTACAAATCCAAACCAATAATGAATTATGAAGAAAGAAAACTTTCTCTTTTATCTTGCCAATACGTAAAAGATGTTATACCAAATACATTTGGTCAAGACAGTAAGCCGACCATATTATTAGTTAAACCGCAAATAATAGCTGTTGGTGATGATTGGGCGCAAAAAGATTACTATAAACAAATGAGTTTCACGCAGCAGTGGCTTGAAGACAATGGAATAGTTCTTGTTTATATACCATATACTAAGGGCATTAGTTCATCAGAAATAAAAAAGAGACTACATGATCAATAAAGCATTTGTAATTTGTTGTAAAGAATCTACATTTATTCATGATTGTATATTAAGCATTAAAAAATATTATGATAATACTGATATATTTATTATAGATTCTTGCTCTCAAGATAAATCATATTTTAATATTAAAGATGTTACAATTTTAGATTGTTGCAACAAAAATTATGAATATGGAGCATATTTATATTGGTATAAAATATATGGACATTTATATGACACCGTGGTATTCATGCAAGATTCTATTAAATTAAATAGCAAAATAATAGAATTAGAACAAATAGATAATAAAACAGTATTTGTATTTGCTGAAAACTATAGCGGGTGGTATTCTGGCATGTATCATAAGGACTATTTTTTAAAAGCTAGCCCAAATTTTCCAGATATTGATGCTAGTAAATTTTTAATGACAATATGGAATTCTTTTATTATCAAAATGGAAACATTTAATCAAATTGTAAATTCTGATATTTTTCTTTCAGCAAAAATTCCAGATGATAAGATATTATCTTGCGCATGGGAAAGGGCATGGTCTATAATATTCAATCAATTAAATTTAAATATTAAAAGTATAAATGCTAATCAAATAATAAAAATTTTTGGAAATAGACAATGAATTTATCTGTTATAATAAATAGTTGTGATAAATATGAGTTTATTTGGAACCAATTTGTAAAACTTTTTGATAAATATTGGGATTATAACATCAACGTTCCTATATATTTTCTAACAGAAGATAAGCCCATAAGTCACACTAATTTCATATCAATAACTAATGGTAAGCTAAATTGGACTAAATCTGTTAAATTAGCTTTAAATCAAATAAATACAAAATATATACTTTGGCTACAAGATGATTATTTTCTCAGAAACACTATATACAAAAACAACTTAATGGATTATCTAGAGTTTATACAGTACTATAATGTTGGGCGATTTGGAATACATGGTGATAGCAATTTATACTATTTAAATAAAGATAGTAATTCATCATATTTTAGATATCGACAAAATAGCTTATATACCATTTCTTTACAAGCATCTATATGGAACAAAGAATTTTTTCAATCTTGTCTGCATGCTGACGAAGAAAGTCCGTGGCAATTTGAAATAGATGGAACATCTAGATTAAATAAAACTAATCATAAAATTTTTGTAGATCTTCAATATATACCTTGGTATCAAGAAGCACTAAAACAAGGGCAATATACAAAAGATTATTTTGATATTTGTAAACAGGAGAACATATGAAAAAAGCGATTATATTTGGCGTTACTGGTCAGGATGGAAGCCATCTCTCTGACTTACTATTGAGTAAAAATTATCAGGTCGTTGGAGTTACCAGAAGATCAAGCACTGATAATACACAAAGAATAAAACATATATTAAATAATAAAAACTTCGAATTGATTGAAGGCGATATTACAGATTATAGTAGTATCTTAAACGTCCTTTCTAGTTACGAAAGCGTAGATGAAGTATACAACCTAGCGGCTCAGTCCCATGTGGGTACATCGTTTCAACAACCCGCTCTAACATGGGATATTACAGGTAAGGGTTGTATGAATATATTGCAGGCAATCGTAGATCTTGGAAAATTTACAACTAGATTTTATCAGGCGTCTTCTAGCGAAATGTTCGGTAGTTCTTATGATATTGCACCAGATGGTACAAAATATCAAAATGAAAATACTAAATTTATGCCAAATTCTCCATATGCAATTTCAAAATGTGCAGCACATTATTCAGTCAGGCTATACAGAGAAGCATATAATTTACATGCTAGCTGTGGAATACTATTTAATCACGAAGGACCACGGCGTGGAGATAATTTTGTTACCAAAAAAATAACTAATTGGATTTCTAACTACAAAAAATGGTTAATTAATAATAATTTTGACACTAACTATCTATGCTATTCTGACATAAATATTTATGGACTTAATGATACCTCCTTTCCAAAACTTAAATTAGGTAATATTAATGCTTATAGAGATTGGGGATATGCCCCAGACTTTGTTAGAGCGATGTGGTCAATGTTACAACAAGATTATCCAGATGATTATGTGATATGCACAGGGAAAAGTCATACTGTTTCCGAATTTTTAGATATAGCTTTTAATTATGTTAATATACCAGATTGGAAACACTTAGTACATATAGATAAAGACTTATATCGACCATCAGACGTAGAATATCTTCGCGGAGATTGCTCTAAAGCGCAGAATAAGCTTGGCTGGAAACCAGAATATTCACTAAATCAATTAATTAAAATTATGTTAGATGAAAACTTACAAAGTACACATTGACATATCTGATATATTCAATGATATTAAACAGCTTAATATACGAGATTATTTTCAGCCTTTTATAGTTAAATTTATTCAAGGGAAAAATCCAGACGATATATGTCATAAAGTATTAGTAGATATAATACGACAAATATTAAAAAAAGATCAATCCATTAATAATAGAATTTTTTGTCGATCTATTAGATTTAAAATTCGTTTTGATAAAATTTATACATCATGAAAAGAAACTATAATGATGAAGAATATGCTAAATTTAGGCAAGATGTATTAAAACGAGACAAACGAATGTGTAAAATGCCTAATTGTAAATCTAGGGTAAGCCTACAAGTACATCATATTAAAAGATGGTCAAGTGCTCATTCTTTACGTTATGATATTAATAATGGCATAACTTTATGTAAAAAATGCCATAAATCAATTAGCGGGAAAGAGCACCATTATGAATCTTTATTTATAGAAATAATAAATCATGCCTAAACCACCACCTTATACAGTAATAAAAGACACTCGCGAACAAAATGGATATTATTTTCCTAAAAATTTGTGGTGTAATGGCTCAATAGATCATAAATTAGATACTGGTGACTATACAATACAAGGCTTAGAAGATAAGCTTTGCATAGAGAGAAAAGGGTGTATTGAAGAATTAGCCATTAACTTAGGACAAAAAAAATACCCATTTATGGCAGAAATAGAGCGTATGAAGCCTTTTCTACATAAATTTATAATATTAGAATTTTCATTAAGTGATTTATTGAAATTTCCAGAAGATACTAGAATACCGGTAAGTAATAAAGATGCGCTTAAAATTACTGGTAAATATATGCTTAAATGTCTTATAGAATTTCAAATGTATGAGAATATAAATATCTTATTTTGTGATAATAAATTTAACGCCTTTGTTACGGTTTGTAGTATAATGAAGAGGGTAAATGAAATGTACACCGTAGGAAGGAAAAAATAATGGCAGAGCCAGAATTACTTAAAGATTTCCACGACTATGGATCAAATATAGGAAGCAGGGATATATTTTTACACAATCATTATCATTCAGAAGATAATCAAAATCCCGGCGTAGAGTATAGGATGTCTAATACTTTTATTAAAAATTTAAGAGCATTAGATATGAGAAGTAACGCAAATATAACTATTCATTGCCACAGCATTGGTGGCGAATGGGCTGATGGAATGGCTATTTATGATGCCATACAAATGTGTAGATCGTATGTTACAATGATTATATATGGACAAGCAGAATCTATGAGTAGCATATTTATGCAGGCGGCTGATTACAGATATATGACTCCACATGCTCATTTTATGTGTCATTACGGTTCCAGTGACATTAATACTGACTATTTAAGTGCTATGAATCAAGCTGACTATGAAAAAAGAATAGCAGATGTAATGTTCGAAATATATGCAAATCGATGTGTAAATGGAAAATTTTTCTATGAAAAGTTTGGCAAAAAACCTAGTGCCAAACAAGTAAAACAATATCTAATTAGAAAATTAAAATCTGGAGATTGGTACTTAAGCGCAGAAGAAGCAGTATATTATGGATTTGCGGACTCAATAATAAAAGATTGGCATATTACTTCATGAGCAATCTAAAAAATATAGATGAGGCTTGGTTAGGTTTAGATAATGTTGGCGTTGAAATCTTCAACCCGATGTGTTTATTAAAACCTTCAGATGAAGACTTTCATTTAAAATTGGCTTATATAATGACTAGGCCAGAGTATTTGTCATTTATAACCAGCAAAATACTTAATATCCAATTATTACCGTTACAGTCATTAATACTTCATGAGCTTTGGGAAAGAAAATTTCCAATGCTTATTGCAACCCGTGGTGGCGGCAAGTCATTTATATTAGCTCTATATTCTGTATTAAGAGCGCTTTTGTTGCCAAGAAGAAAAATAGTTGTAGTTGGTGCGGCTTTTAGGCAGAGTAAAGTTTTGTTTGAATATATGGAAACTATTTGGAGAAATTCTCCAATGTTAAGAGATATTTGCGATGGGGATAGCGGCCCAAGAAGAGATACTGATCGCTGCGTTCTTAGGTTAAATGACAGCACAGTAACGTGCTTACCTCTTGGTGATGGTCAGAAGATTAGAGGACAGAGAGCTAATGATATTATTTGTGACGAGTTTGCTAGCGTTCCAAGAGAAATTTTTGAAAATGTTGTTGCTGGCTTTGCTGCTGTTAGTTCTGACCCAGTAGAAAATGTTAAAAAATATGCAGCTCAAAAAAGGGCTCAGACAGAAGGAATTATACTTCAAGACGATAAACAAGAAAGTAAAAAAGATAATCAAATTATTATCTCTGGTACAGCTTTTTATGATTTTAATCACTTTGCCACATACTGGAAAAAATGGAAAGCTATAGTAAAAAGTCAAGGACAAATAAATAAGCTTAGAGAAGTATTCAATGGCGAAGATCCTCCAGAAAGTTTTGATTGGACGCAATATTCAATAATGCGATTGCCATACGAACTGTACCCAAAGGGCTTCATGGATGCTGACCAAGTTGCTAGATCAAAGGCTACTGTACATGCTGGTATTTATCAAATGGAATTTGGCTGTTGTTTTACTAGAGATAGCCAAGGTTTCTTTAAGAGATCTCTTATTGAGTCCTGTGTACTATCTCAAAATAATTTAATAACAAATAATAAAGGTGAAAATATTCACTTTGAAGCTGCTCTAATTGGAGATCCAAATAAAAAATATGTATTTGGAGTAGATCCAGCATCAGAAGTTGATAATTTTAGTATTGTCGTTTTAGAGGCAAATCCAGACCATAGAAGAATAGTTCACTGTTGGACAACAACTAGATCAGAGCACAAAGAAAGAGTCAAAAAAGGATATTCATCTGAAACAGATTTTTATTCGTATTGCGCTAGAAAAATTAGAGATTTAATGATTTTATTTCCATGTATACATATTTCTATAGACGCACAGGGTGGCGGTATTGCGATCATGGAATCTCTTCATGATATAGATAAATTAAAAAATGGAGAACTTGCAATATGGCCAACTATTGATCCAGATAAGCCTAAAGATACGGATGATGAAAGGGGTTTACATATTTTAGAAATGTGCCAATTTGCTAAACATGAATGGCTAGCAGAAGCTAATCATGGAATGAGAAAAGACTTCGAAGATAAAGTTTTAATATTTCCATTTTTTGATGCAATAAGTCTTGGTTTGTCTTCTTCTGAAGACTTTATGAAAAACAGAATGTACGACACATTAGAAGAGTGCGTAATTGAAATAGAAGAACTGAAAGACGAGTTATCTATGATACAGATGACTCAGACTAATAATGGTAGAGATAGATGGGATACTCCAGAGGTTATAGTTGGTACTGGCAAAAAGAAAAAAATGCGCAAAGATAGATATTCAGCTTTATTAATGGCTAATATGGCAGCTAGAACATTGCAAAGAACTCCAGAGCCAGAAGTATATAACTTTTATGGTGGATTCGCACATGGGGTTGTAGAAAAAAATAATGAAAACGATACAAAATTGTATTCTGGACCTAGTTGGTTTTCAGATAATATGAAAAATGTGTATTAATAACTGTTTAATCCAATTGATAATCTAATTACATGGAAAACAATATGAATGATGATAAACTAATAACGTGGGATGATTCTAATAGCTTAAGTAAAGCCGAAGCGTTAGATCGATTTTCTGATAATGTAGAAGCATACAGTGGACATTCAAAAACACAAGGAAATCATTATCGTCATTTTATTGATATAGAACCAAATAGATCTGTAAAGCCATATTTTGGTCATAATGATTACTATTCATTCAGACCCAATGAGGCTGTTCCAAATGAGCAGCGTAGCGTTATCAAAATGTGCATGGATGCATATGATAAGGTTGGTATTATTAGAAACATTATTGACTTGATGGGCGACTTTGGGAGTCAAGGTATTAATATTGTTCATCAGAATAAAAGTGTTGAAAAATTCTATCAACAATGGTTTAGGAGCGTTCACGGCAAGGAGAGATCAGAACGATTTTTAAATAATTTGTATAAGTGTGGCAATGTAATTATGTATAGAAGCTACGCGAAGGTAACTCCGCAGCTTAATACATATATGAAATCTTTATCAAGTGATATTCGCGTTGAAATCCCAAATCTTACAAAGAATGAAATACCTTGGAGATACAATTTCTTTAATCCTTTGACTGTTAAGTTAAAAGATGGCAATATGTCACTTTTTATGGGACTAAAAAACTATACCATCACAACAAATTCGTTTCTAGATAAATTTACTAGCAACGATATACCAAATCACGTTTTAGATACATTACCACCAAATATTAAACAAGCACTTAAAAGGGGCGAAAAAGAAATTCCTCTTGATGCAGAAAGATTATCCGTCTTTTACTACAAGAAAGATGATTGGAAGCAATGGGCTAATCCTATGATTTATGCCATTTTAGATGATATTATCATGTTAGAAAAAATGAGATTAGCAGATATGTCAGCTTTAGATGGCGCTATTTCAAATATTAGATTATGGACACTTGGCAATCTAGAACACAAAATACTTCCTAATAAGTCAGCTATAAATAAACTAAGAGATATACTAGCAAGTAATGTTGGTGGCGGCACAATGGAACTTGTTTGGGGTCCAGAGTTATCATTTAAAGAGTCAAGCAGTGAAGTATATAAATTTCTTGGATCAGAAAAATATACTTCTGTATTAAATAGTATATATGCTGGGCTTGGTGTTCCTCCAACTCTAACTGGAATGGCAACAAATGGTGGCGGTTTTACAAATAACTTTATATCTCTAAAAACATTAGTAGAAAGATTACAATATGGTCGAGACTTACTAATACAATTTTGGGAAAAAGAACTTGAGATTGTAAGAAAGTCTATGGGCTTTAGATATAAGGCTCATATACATTTTGATCAAATGACATTATCCGACGAAGCAGCAGAAAAGAATTTACTAATACAGTTAGCAGATAGAGATATTATTAGCCATGAAACGCTCTTAGAAAGATTCAAAGAAATTCCCCAAATAGAAACTATTAGAATAAAAAGAGAAGTCGAATCTAGAGAAGACGTTCCAAAGGCTGGGCCATTCCATACGCCACAGCATAAAGAAAATCTTGAAAAGATTGCCTTACAAACAAATCAGGTTACTCCAGAAGATGTTGGCCTAGAAACAAGTGTAGAATTGCCCATTGCTCCCACAAAATCACCATCAGGATTATCTAATCAGCCCAAGCCATCTAGCAATAATGGTCGCCCACCATTTTCTAAAGACTCATCGCCACGCCAAGAAAGGTCTACTAAACCAAGATCTACTCCTGGCGTTGCTGAATTATTTGTATGGTCAGATAAAGCTTGGTCTTTTGTTTCTAATACAATCACAAATGCTTATTTATCTGTTAATAATAAAGCTAATTTAAGACAGTTAACAAAGGCACAATTCGACAATTTAGAAAAATTAAAATTAGATATATTTACTAATTTAAATCCAATGGAAGAAGTTACAAATGAGCGTATTAATGCTATGTTAAAGTCTAATCTAAAAGCACCAAAAGAATTTGAACAACATCTACCGTCATCTCAAGACATGAATATTGAAACATATAGAAAATATATTGTTGGATTATATGTGCAATCTAAAATGCTTTAAAATACGTAAAATTTAAAATTTTGTGTATACTTCATTAAAAGGGAATTTTATATAATGAAAATATATGCACAAGAAATATTAGACGGCGTAGCCGAAGCAATAAAGGCACAAAACTCTATTGCATATTGTTCGCCAGCAATAATATCAGATTCACAACATACGCCACCATCATATATTGAAAAAATAAAAGCATCAAGTGCTAATCCAAAACAAATAGATTTATATTATATTAAATCGGTATTAGTATCAACTGGTTGGAATAAGAATGATGACGTTTTTGCGCCAGAACAAACATGGGCTGCTCGTCACTCGCCAGAAGATAAACAATTTAATTTCATGCATAATGAAAATGATATTATTGGACATATTACTGGTAGCTATGTTATAAACAAAGATGGCTCAACAGTAGCAGAAGATGATAACTCATTTCCTAGCGATTTTGATATTATAACTGAAGCAGTTATTTATAATAGTTGGACTAATCCAGATAATCGCGAAAGAATGAATAAAATAATACAAGAGATAGAAGAAGGAAAGTGGTTCGTATCAATGGAATGTTTATTTGCTGGATTTGATTATGCAGTTGTCGATAATCGCGGAAATGCAAAAGTAATTGCTAGAAGCGAAGATTCTGCATTTTTAACAAAGCATTTAAGAGCGTATGGTGGAACAGGAGAGTATGAAGGCTATAAAATTGGTAGGTCATTAAGAGATATTTCTTTTTCTGGTAAAGGGCTAGTTTCTAAACCAGCAAATCCAAGAAGTATTATTCTTGATGCTAGCAAAGCTTTCTCTGTTCGTGAGACAAGTTTAATTGGTAATACTAGTTTAGGAGAAAAAAACATGTCTGAAAATATTTTAGAGAAGCAGCTAGCAGATGTTCGTAGCGAGCTTGCTTCTGCAAAGGAAGAGAATAAAGCTATTCGTGCGCAGATAGAAGCTGCTAAAGATAAAGAATATGCTGAAACTATTTCTGGTTTTGAAGATACTGTAAAGACTCAAGCAGAGACAATTAAGACTCTGGAAGAGCAAGTACAGGCTTTAAATAACACTATTTCTGATCTTAATGCCACAATCGCTGCTAGAGACGAACAGCTAACAAGTCTCACAGCAGCTGTTGAAGACATGAAGAAAACAGAACGTAATCGTGGTCGTAAAGATATGCTCGTTAAGGCTGGCTTTGAAGAAGCCGAAGCTGAAGAGTCATTAAACTTATATGACAATTTAGATGATTCGACTTTTGAATCTATCGTCGCCATGTACAATAAGCAAAAATCAAAGTACGTGACGAAGAAAGAAGATAAAGAAGAAAAGCCAACGATGGAAAAAAAGACAGCTGAAGTAGATTCTGCTGAAAAAACAGAAGCAGAAGTTACTCCAGAGCTTTTAGAAGGTCTTGAAACATCAGAGGCTACCTTAGTCGATGCGTCTAACGATAACGATGAATTAGAATCCACAAGAGCCAGCGTAGCTGCGTGGATTGAAGAAAACGTACTTCGTAAGTAATTTTTAAAGGAGAAAATACTATGGCCCTAAAATCAGATAGATATGAGCTTCAAACTGATATCAGTTTCTTTTACAATGCTGGCACCGCTACTCGCGGTGGCGTTGTTGTGTACGACACAGCCGGTTCTGGCGCAGCTATGGATCAGGGTGTGAATCTAGTTAAGTATGCCACAACTGGCGTTCCAGTTGGCGTTCTACTTAATGATGTTGTTAATAAAGACCTTACTAGAACTCATTTAAATCAACACAAAAATGAAGTTCAAAAAGGTGGCAAAGTTACTGTTCTTCGTAAGGGGTATGTTGTTACAAATAATGTAACAGGCACTCCAACAGCTGGTGCTACTGCTTACAGATGCACAGTTACAGCTGGTAATATTAGCACAGTAGCCAGCGGCAACGTGATTGGCGCTTTCGTTAGCACCAAAGACGAAGACGGCTATGCCAAAGTAGAAGTCAACCTTCCCTGACACTGAAATAAAATAAAAGGAGAATTTAACCATGCCAATAAATACTAGACCTAGTGATGAATTCATCGCTCTCCTACGCAAGTCAGGGGATGCCGATATCAACGTAGCAAGTGCTGCACAAAGAGAGTTTGCCAAAGCTCTTGAACTCCCTCTTCGTAAGGGCGTTCTTGTTGGCAATATCCTTGGCAACATTTTCGAAACTGTTAATGTAGAACCCGGTTCCTCAACAGAGTATCCTCTTGATCTTATTTCTCCTGGCCTTGAAGGTGAGCATGTTGCTTACACAAATCCTGGCCACGGTAGAATTCCAGAAAGAACTGTTGAAGGCGATTATGTTATGATTCCAACATATAGCATCGCATCCTCAGTAGATTATCTACTTAGATATGCCCGTGAAGCTCGTTGGGACATCGTTGGTCGTGCCATGCAGGTCATGGAAGCTGGCTTTACAAAGAAAATGAATGATGACGGTTGGCACACCCTTCTTGCCGCTGGTGTGGATCGTAACATTCTAGTTTTCGACGGTGACGCAACAGCTGGTTTATTTACAAAGAGACTCGTTTCTCTTATGCAAACAGTTATGCGTCGTAATTCTGGTGGCAATAGTGCTTCGGTTGGTCGCGGTCGCCTAACCGATATGTACGTTTCCCCAGAAGCCTTAGAAGACATTCGTAATTGGGGTTTAGATCAAGTTGACGAAACAACTCGTCGCGAAATCTATACAGCTACAGAAGGTGGCGCACCAATTACACGCATCTTTGGTGTTAATCTTCATGATCTTGATGAACTAGGTGAAGGTCAAGAATATCAAAACTTCTTCACAGCTTCACTTGGTGGCGCTGTACAAGCAAGCGATCTTGAGCTTGTAGTTGGCCTTGATCAGTCAAGTAATGATAGTTTTGTAATGCCAATGAAGCAACAGCTTCAAGTATTCGAAGATCCAACTCTACATCGTCAGCAACGCGCTGGCTATTATGGTTGGGCCGAACTTGGCTTTGGCGTATTAGATAACCGTAGAGTAATTCTAGGTTCATTCTAAGCTCTGTTTGAGCATCACAACTAAAGCCATCCTCAACAACTGGGGGTGGCTTTTTTTGTGTATAATACAATAGACCATGACACAGGAACAACATTAGGAGATAAATATGGCCGCATTATCTGATTATCTTGAATCACAATTATTGAATCATATTTTTAGAAATAATACATTTTCTAAACCGTCTAAAATCGCAATAGCTTTAACTAGCGGTGTTCCAATAGATACAGATACTGGTAGCACAATACCAGAATTGCCATCAGGAGTTTCTAGAGGCCAAAATTTTGTTAGTACTAATTATAAAAGATTTAGCCTTGGGCCTCCAGCAACTAGTGGAGATGCTGTGTGGAATGCAGTTGGGCTAGACAATAATACAATTTTTACTGTTTATAGTCAAGAGGTTAATCACAGTGGCTATTTTTACCCTCTGTATCTTGGCCAAGCCGCCGCTAATGCAGCTGATCCAAACGGCGTATCTGAAACATATACTTTTAGTAAAACTTTTCCAGGAGTTACATTCTATTCGCCAATTAGTTTAGATGTTAGCGGATCACCAACGAATCCTGGATACACCTTATATGAAGGAAATGGTTTTATTAAAAATGCTAATCAAATAATATTTAATACAGCATTAACTGATTGGGGATGGGTTTCTGGGGTTGCTATTTTAGATAGCGACGTTTATGGTTCTGGAAATTTACTTTTATATGCTGAACTAGATAACCCAAGATTAGTTTACACTGGAGACAATATAAAATTTGATTTTAATTCTTTAGAAATTAGTCTTACTTAATTTTAGGGCAATCTATATGATTACTCCAAAAAGTACTATAATTGCCAATATTAACAATGAAATTGTTGATAATACTGAAGGCAAAATATCTCCACATGATGTAAGACATAATTTAGTTGATATAGTAGATTCGGTACATCTTTTATTAGAAGACCGCGCTATAAATACATTAAATTTTAGCACACCATCTATTAGATCAGTTAAGATTGGGGAGAACGCACTTAGTAATATTGCATTAGATGGCTATCACACTATTGACAATGTTGCTATTGGATATTGCGCTTTAAAATCAAATTATCAAGGTGAAAAAAATAATGCTTTAGGATCACATGCATTAAATTGTAATATATATGGAATTGCTAATAATGCATTTGGATATAATGCTTTAGGTGGAAATACTACTGGAAATGGTAATGTTGGTGTTGGAAATAATACTTTAATAAATAATAAAATTGGTGATTTTAATATTGCTATTGGTAATGCTGCTGGTTATTATGCTGCACGAAATACAAGTTATAAATTATTTATAGCTTCTCATCCAGTTGATTCCGATTATATATGTGATAATCCAACAGGATCTGGCTTGATTCCTTTGGTGTACGGAGATTTAAATCAGGGAAGTTTAAGATTTGGTATTGCAACTAATTTTCTACATGCCGCCGCCACTCTACAAGTTAGTGGTGGCATTGCGCCAACATTTGGTGGTATTGATAATTTAGGTGACGATTTTTATAGATTCAAAAATCTTTACTTATCTAAATTTATAAGCTTTCCAAGCGGTAAGTATATAGAGTATTCAGATAATGGTAAATTTGTAATTAATAATGACTTGTATCCATCTGGATCTTATTTATACAATTTAGGATCACAATCAAATATATGGAATTCATTACATGTTAATGATTTATACGTTAGCGGTAATGCTATCATTGAAAATTATACAGCTAAACAAATATCAAACTGTTTATATGAATGTAAAACATTATATTTAGCATCTAGTGGAGTGTGCAGTTCAATTAATGGCTGCGGTTATTTAAGCGACCAACAACTTACTGGTGCTGGTTTCATAGTTAAGGCTAGTGGTTCTAATTATCTACGAGATTATCACTTTGTATATAGACCAAGCGGTAACAATGTAATTTATGTAGAAAGTAATAACCCATATTCTAGATCATATTGGCATAGTAACATTAGTATTCATGTTGATTCTGGCAATTATATTAAAACAGACAGGATTTTGGGCAGTGGAAAACTATCTCTTGTTACTGATCCTAGCGGTTATGGTTTATTCATAAATAATAATAAAGCATATTTCTCAGTAGAAAATATTATTCCTAGTGGAGCAAATAATAATATAGGTCAAATAGCGTCTCTTGGAGATGTAAATTTTATATCGTGTTCTAGTGGTAATTGCCATAATTATAACGTAGTTGTTGGATCATTAGAGTCTGGTGTAAGTATTAGTCAAAAATTTGTAAATGGAATTAAAGAGCGTAATAAAGATTTATTAAATAATAATAAAGATAAATTAAGTGGATTTGAATTAAAGTATATTGATGATTCTAATACTGAATTAAATAATCTATCAGACAGATTTGTTATTAAATCTTTTGATAAAACATCTGAAGGTATTAATAATGTTATATTGATGAAAAATTATGCTGATGGAGTATTTGGAATAAATAATTTCTCTACTGGTGGCGATGCATTATATCCTAAAACTATTTTGAATATTAGAAGTAAAGATAATGCTGTTGTAAGAGTAACAGCAGAAAATTTAGCTAGTGATGTTCATAGCGCGATTCAACTTCTTGGTGGCAGCAATTGTTTACGCGATGGATATGAGGAGATTTACTATCACAATAGCGGTATAGTAGATATTAATTTATATCAGGATTCTGGTAAATTTAATATCTATAGATACGCTCCATATCAAGTTGGATTATTTTCTAGTGGCAATCTTAATTCTACATTAACTATTGGCGCTAGCGGTTTTCCAAGATCATCTATTAGCATTAAAGATAATGAATTTACTACTGGCTCAATTATTGCTACTAGTGGTTATGGTAAAATATATAATGATAAAGTTGATAAACTTTACGCACAACAAGCTAATGCGCTGTTATTTATGGATGCTAGCGGATGGATTCATGACTTAACAGCAATCAATAAGTTTGATGTATTAGATGCTAGAGCGCTATATTCAGAAAATATTGTTTTTACTCCAAATATATCTTCTGGAAATACTTTTGGCGGCTATCAATGCCCATCTGGGCGTCTTACTTTTATTAACGATAGAATTGGTAATACTGCTTATGGAAGTAGAGCATTATTTTCTTTGGCAAGTGGAGATTACAATACGGTAATTGGAATCGGCGCTGGAAGCGGAATAGTAAATGGATATGAAAATATAGTACTTGGCGCACTTTCTGCTAATTCTATTGGTAGTGGCTTTAAAAATATAATTATTGGAAATAATTCATTTAATAATACAAGTGGTGTTGTAAACAATAATATTATAATTGGAAACTCTATAGCATTTAACCACAATAGTAGTAATAAATTATTAATTGGGAATAATGCTAATATTTTAGTTAGTGGCAATCTCGGGCCATCTATACAAGACAAAGTTTTCGCACTACCTTCAAGCGGCAATTTTGAAATTTATGATTCTGGTAATATTAATAAATTAGTAGTCAAACATAATCTATTTAATATATATAATACATCTGGTACATATCCAGCAGAACAATTAAAATTTAATTTTAGTACACCAAGTGGAACCAAAACTTTATTAACACTTGATAATAGTGTGGCTCCAAGCGGATCTGGTAATTACGCTTGTAGCGGACTTCCTTATGCTGAACTCAATGGTAATCTTAAACTATTAAACAATATTTGTTTTAGTGATAGTACTACTTTAAATTCTGCTACATTTTTGTCAACTATTGATAATCTAGAATCTAGCGGAACTGTATTTAATAATAGGATCAATTCTTTAATTATAGAAGGTGTAGCAAATCAAGACATAATTAATCCACAAAGTCCATTTTCTGTACCATCATCTGGTAGCATAAAAACAAAAATTAAAAATCAATTTAATCAATTAGTCAATGGGCCAGATGTTACTATTATAAATAGAGATAAATTTTTAATAATAGATAAAGATAGTTATGTTGTAGCTTTATATATAAATGGAGAATATAGACCAATATGGGTTAGTTCAGAGGCATTAACGTGTGAAGCTTGTCAGCCATAATAAATTATTAGGCTACTACAATGGGCAAACCAATTAAATGCGTTCCACACAATTCATTCATTAATTATAATATAATTTCAAATGTTACAACAACAACTGTACCTCCACTAGAAGATCTTCAAAAATATATAATTATTCCAACTAGTGGATACGCTTGCCCACAAAATTATAACACAACAACCACAACAACTACAACTAGAACAACTCAGCCGCCGCTTATATCAATCATAAATAATACAGAGTGTAAATTATACGATTTAAGTATTATATATAATAACCCATTAGATAATGTCAAATGTAATACTGAGAGTTTTAAAGATAATAGTGCAATTATAGAATATCAACCATGTGGTTGTGATAATATAGTAAGCAAAATAATTTATCAAAATAGTTTTTTATGCGCTGTCAAATCACAAATTCGTGCTATTTCAGATAACATAAATATATTACCACTTTATGACTGCTATCAACCATATGAATGCGATATAATATTAACAGAAATACTATGTGATTTGCAAATCAAAGATATTACTTGCGACTTCACAATTCAATTATTATAGGTAGGAGAAAACATGCCCACTATACGAATTACATCAGTAAATTATAATAATCAAGGTGCTAATATCACCTTTTATTCTAATAATAGCCCCAATACACCAGTTGATCTTGGATTAAATGTTATTCCTTACAATAGAACTGGTGATGATGTATATGGTAGATATGTATTATCTTTTCCATCTTTTGGCTCTGTGTGTGAAGTTGATATACAAACACCAACCACAACAACTATTGAGCCAACCACAACTGGTGGACCAACCACAACTGGTGGGCCAACCACAACTGGTGGGCCAACCACCACTGGCGGTCCCACAACTATTAATCCATCAGCATTTTCAATGACTCATGATGCAACACATCCAATATACTTGACAGCAAATGGTATAGGGATTATAGATTTTGGCGATGGCGATACGAGAACATTTACAAACGGATCGATTATTTCTAAATCATATGGGTTAAATTTTAGTAATACTCAATATACAAATACATCTTTATCAACTGTTCAGTCAATTAGTAGCTCAAGTGACGGTAGCAAATTAATTGCTTGTGATTCATATAATATTTATATTAGTTTAAATGGTGGTATTAGTTGGTCTATAAATACAGCTATAACTGGGAAAGTCTGGAGCAAAACAACAATTTCACAAGACGGCAGCACATTGTTTGCTGTTGCTAGTAACGACTTTATTTATAAAAGCACAAACAATGGAGTATCATGGACTGCGATAAATAACGCTAACCCTATTAATTGGTCATCTATTTCTGCCTCGTCTAATGGATTAACACTAGTGGCAGCGGCAGTGGCAGCGGCAGGTTATATCTACATAAGCACAAACGGAGGAGATACGTGGTCTGCTATAACATCTGTCGGAATAAAGACTTGGACATCTACAGCAATTTCTGCCGATGGAAGATTTATGGTTGCTTGCGCTTCTGGTGATAAGCTTTATATTAGTTCTGATTATGGAACAACATGGAATTCTATTTTTCCAACAGGTTTGCTGTGGACCGACGTTTGCATTTCGTCAGACGGGAAAACTATAGCTGCTTGCGCAAATGGTGGTCCAATTTATATTAGTTTTGATGGAGGCATAACAACAGAAATTAAAGACTTAAATAAAGCGTGGGACTCGATTTCTATATCAAATGATGGGGAAAAATTAATTGCCTCGGCTCGTGTTCATAATATTGTTACTAGTTTTAATGGCGGAAAAAACTTGTTTGCTCGCAGAGCAACAGCATCATCGCAAACAGCTGTAAATATATCTCCTAACGGAAATAAAATCATGGCTGTATATAATAACAGTATATCTGTTTTAAATATGCCAGCACCATTAACAATAACAATGACGGGCCAATCAGGATTTTCTTTTGTAACTACATCCAATACTGGCGGCAATCAAGGAATTACTACTGTTAATAATTGGGGAACTATAAGAAATTTATCAAATATGTTTGCAAATAAATCATCATCTGCCCCATTTTTTACTTCATCTGGATGTTCATCCTTAAGATCAATTCCGCCCAATATTTCGCCAACCAGCGCAACTGATATATTTCAAAACTGTGTGGATCTAGATATAGATTTAACAGGATTTGACTTATCTTCATTAACAAATCCAGATTTAGGATTTTTTGTATCTAAATTAAGTACAGCAAATTACAATAAAATATTATATTATTGGGATACCAATAAAAATCTATATGCCTCAAATATAAATGTACGCATGGGATCTTCTATAGCTGATACTTCAAGTGGCGGTAGAAATGGCATACTATCTAAATTTAATTTACTTGTGCGTGGATGGACAATAATAGACGGATCAGGAGCATAATATAATGGTAACTACAACAAATGTATTTAATGAAATAGAATATGATACTAATTTTCCAATATTAGTGTTTGAATATATGGATCAATTTTTTAAAGTATTACCAGAAAATGAATTAGATTGGCATGAATATGCAAAAAATAATTTATTAACTGGAACAAAGTATAAAATTTATAATAACATTTCTGAAATATCTTCTTTGACACTAGAAGATCTTAAGACCGTATTTCTTAATCCAGATGGCATAGCTTAGTTCTATGGTCTTATATTATGTCATCATGCAATTGTGGTAAAATATATATATCTAAAAATATTGGCTTATTGATTAATGGTATTTCTTACCAATTGCACCATAATTCTGATGCGCTTTTAGAATCTGAACAAGTTTTTAGAACCATAAGCTCCAAATTAAATAATATTAATCTAAATAGTATTAGTCTTATTTTTAATTCTATTTTAGAGAATCAAATTAAAATAGTATTTAAAACTAAGTCTAATAAAATTCTTTCTACTAAATATATAGGAACGGCAGATCAGACTAATTATATTACAAATATTGTATTGTTAAATCAAGATTTTATATTTGACATTGTTGATGAGGAATTATTAATTGAAATTCACAGCATCTGTAATGATCAAATAGCCCAATGTTGCGATTCACTGCCAAGTTTTACTTTAATATCATTAATAAATACTATATGTGTACCTCCAACATGTGATATTAATCTTGATATTATAACAACAACTTCTCCTCCCACTACTAGCACTACGAGCACAACAACTTCAACCACAACTAGCACCACTAGTTCAACAACTTCGACCACTACTAGCACTACGAGCACAACAACCTCAACCACTACTAGCACTACGAGCACAACAACTTCAACCACAACTAGCACCACTAGTTCAACAACCTCAACCACTACTAGCACTACGAGCACAACAACCTCAACCACTACTAGCACTACGAGCACAACAACCTCAACCACTACTAGCACTACGAGCACAACAACCTCGACAACTACCAGCACCACAAGCACAACCACATCGACAACTGGCACAACAGAAGAGCCAACAACAACTTCTACAACAACCAATTCTCCTTGCACAGTATCTGGTAGTGGTTATGGAACTTGTCCTAATCCAACTGGTCCTGGCGACTGTCCTCCCGGTTGCACATGCGTTAAAAAAATCACAGTAGTATGTAATGATGGTAATTGCGGAGTTACAAATGAAACTTGGGTGAAATGTAATACTTGTCCTTCACCCCCAACAGATTTAAATCCCAACGGCTCTACCACATACTGTGTTGGTGGTGGCTTAGATTGTTGTAACGACCAATGCAATCCTAATGGCCCAAATAGCGATGACATTATGTGCCCAGAAGGCGAATTATGTTGCCCCGGAGGCCCAATTGGTCAAACGCTATGCATGGCACCACTGCCACCAGAGTCTCCATATACAATACCATGTGGTAGCTGTATTCCAGATCCTTTGGGTGGGGTTACATATATATGCTCATCCTGTCCAAATGGATATGCTCCACTCAGTACTACAAATCCGAATGAATGTTTTTGTTATAGATCATGCTAATAAATGTTAAAATAGTGAAGTTTGTCCATAATAATAGAAATAACTAATCTTATGTATGATTTATTATTAAAAGTAGCAACTTTAGATATATCTACAGATTATTGTGGAAAATTTGCTATTAAACTATCTGGTGGATACAAAGATTATTTCACAATTATAAATAATAATTTATATTTAACAAAGAAAATAGATTTACCAGGAATATACAATGTTTTTGTTTCTATAGAAGATATAGCTGGACGATTATTACCAATAACTAAAACCTATAGCATTACTGTTACATCTTGTACAACTTGCCCACCACAGACAACAACTACCACAACAACGACGAGTACCACAACATCTACAACAACTTCCACCACATGTTTCCCTCCACCACCAGCACCAGAGTGTGAAGATGAACTAGAATATATTTATGATAACAATGGTTGTGTTATTGAGATATTATGTACTTCAAGATTTTTGTGTGTTGAGCTTATTACTACACCACCCGTTACAACCTCTACAACAACTAGTACTACAAGCACAACTAGCACTACCAGCACAACAACTTCAACCACAACTAGCACAACCACTTCAACAACTTCAACCACAACTAGCACAACCACTTCAACAACTTCAACCACAACTAGCACAACCACTTCAACAACTTCAACCACAACTAGCACAACCACTTCAACAACTTCAACCACAACTAGCACAACCACTTCAACAACTTCAACCACAACTAGCACAACCACTTCAACAACTTCAACCACAACTAGCACAACAACTTCAACAACCACAACTGGCACAACAGAAGAGCCATGTTGTGATTGGGATGGCGTAGCACCACTTAATATTTGTAATATTTCTAAACAAATTACTATGACTAGAGATGGTAATACATGGACATTTAGTGATTATCTTGATTGTGGAGATTTTGTAGCTGGAACGCTCACATGCAATCCAAGCGTTGACGTTAGCGATTGCGGAAATAAATGGTCTGCTTCTATAAGTATACCATGTGTTCAAAATTTAACAATAACTGGACAATCTACTCCTTGTAGCTGTGATGAAGCGCCAATTTTTGCATTCAGTGGAGATACTTCAGAATGTTCTTGTTGTAATTGTCCGAATGATGATCTTAGTGTTGTTTGTCCTGCATGTATCCCGTGTTCTAAATATGACGATGAATTTAACGCAACGTCTTGTGAGCAGTGCATAGAAAACTTTGGTCATAATTGCTGGACAAATACTACGTTTATTTATTCCTGTTATAATGATTGCGTGTTGGCAAATTGTGTACCATAATAATATATTTTAAAAAATCGGTATAATTATGTCAAATATAATATGTATTAATCAAAAAATTTATGATCCAGCAATACATAATATTATTGGTGGTCCATATACTTCTATGGAACAATGTATGTTAGTATGCTCTTCTACAACAACTAGCACAACAACCTCGACCACAACTAGCACAACAACCTCGACCACAACTAGCACAACAACCTCGACCACAACTAGCACCACTAGTTCAACAACATCTACCACTACTAGCACTACGGGAACTACAACTTCAACCACCGGTACTACGAGTACAACAACTCCTACCACTAGTACCTGTCCACCAAATACAAATCCATGCCCACAAGGATGTTGTCCGTGCGCAATTGGTCCAGATGGCAATTGTTATACGTGCCCAGAAGGAACCTATCCTAATAATGGAGCATGTTGCTCAGACGATCCACCAAGCTGTAGCTGTCCAGGAGGCACAATAGAATGCTCTGTTGTTAACGGTATTCCGGTATGTTGTCCAGAAGACTATGAAGAATTTCCATGGCAATGTGTTGGTGGCCAATGCATTTTAACTGAGCCTTCACCCTCATTTGGAAAAAATATTGGAGAGTTTAATTTCTAATCATGTCAATTTCTAAATATTATTCTAAATTTTCAAATAAATATACAATAAGTAATATTATATATTTTTTATGTAAATTTAATATCAACATGATTCTAATAGGAAGCGAGGCTGGACAAATTTATAAACTATGCAATAGCAAGAAAGATATCGATTTTTTAATTGATCCTAATAAACAAAATTTATTTAAAATATATCAATTTTTGCAACATTATTTTGACTATAATGACTTTAAAAATGTTATGCTTCTAGATAATATTAGATTAAAAACAAATGAAAAAAAATACATTGAACTTTTAAAAAATCCTGATTTACTATCATACAAAGATATTGTAAAAAATACAACAAAGCACACATATTTTGGACAAACGATTCCTGTAATTAGTGAGTATGATTATATTAGGTATGTTAAGCGCGGTGTAGAAAAATTTAAAAATAATTATCACTCATTAAAGTTTAAACAGATATTAACAAATTATGAAATCAAACATAGGTAATTATTTATGTTTTTTTTAATTTAGAACAATATAATAATATATTGACAGTTTTTATTTTTACATAAAAGGATATTTATGAAATTATCACAAACAATTACTATTCAACCACCACCATATTCAGATGCTAATGGCAATATAATTACGCCACAACCATTAGTATTTGATGAGTTAAAAATCACTATTATAGATAATTTATTTAATAAAACATTACATGCTCAAATATTGGGCATTACTTCTTCGGTTTTATTATTATCAGGAAAAGATTATGATGATTTTGGAGATTGGTCTAGATCACAAGTTTTAGATATTTTATCAACCAAAATGGGCAATGATCCGGCAGCATTTTTACGCTCGTTATTTCCCAAAACACTAGAAGAAAATCCTAATCATCCAGGCACGGTTTTATCTAAAATGATTAAAAGCTTAGGAATTAAAATGACTGACACTTGCTCTTGTCGTAGACACGCGCTAGAAATGAATGAAAAAGGAAATGATTGGTGTGAACAAAATATAGACACTATTGTGGGATGGCTGCGTGAAGAAGCTCAACGTAGAAATTTACCCTTTTTAGATGCTATTGGAAAATTAATGGTAGGCAGGGCTATTAAAAAGTCTAGAAAATTACTAGCCAATCAGGCGGTTCCAGAAAACGATGAAGATTTAGACAACGAATAATTGTCTATACAGTGTATCATCCTATAAATAGATAACAGGGAAATTATATGTTTATTCTATCAGATAGGGTGAAACAAACGTCTTTAACTGAAGGAACTGGTTCTATTGTATTCAATAGCACCTTTCCTTCTTTTCAGCCTTTTAGTGTAATAGGCAATAATAATTCTACATTTTATACTATTGAAAATGGTCAAAATTTTGAAATTGGCATAGGAACATATAATTCTAGTACAAATAGTATTTCTAGGGACAAAGTTTTAGATAGTAGTAATAGTGGCCAAAAAATTAATTTAGTTGGACTATCTATTATATTTTGCACATATCCAGCAGATCGTGCTGTGTTTTTAGATGAGCAAGGATATATATCACCATCAGAAGTTTTCTATAGTGGCATAAAGTTTCCAGACGGTACCACTCAAGCAACTGCTTTATCTGGCTCTGGCAACTCAAGTAAAATTGCTTATTGGGACACATCTAATAATTTAACTTATAGCAATAATCTTGGTTGGTCTAATAATACTTTAGGAGTAGTTGGTTCTGGTTCTTTTTCTTCTAATGTGAGTATTGACGGAAATCTAACCGTAACAAGTGGAATAAATGCTTCTGGTGGCACATTAACCAACTCTAGTATCAATTCCTCTACTTTTATAGATAATGTTTTTTATAGAAACTCAGAGGGCTGCTTCTTTCATGCATATGTAGATAATTTATATGATAATATTGTAGCTTTGCATTCTACGAACGAACAAGAGCCAACCTGGAAATTAGGAATAAAACCATATAGTACATCTTTTGTTGCTGCACCGACTGTTGGTTATATTAGCGGGAAAAACGGAAGCATAGGCATTTATTCAACAGATCAAAATGGCGTATTGATTAATTTTACTAATGGTTTTTGGATACGTCATAGAAATATTGATATATTTAATAGTGATAAAAATAATGGTACTAGTATATACAATTCAACAGCAGCTAAAGACGCTTTGCGCATTGTTGGCGCAGCTGCACAGTCCGCAAATCTACAAACATGGGAAACATTTACATCTAGTATAGTCGCTAGTATAAATGCAACCGGACAATTATATTGCCAAAGCATTAAATTTCCAGATAATAGTGTACAAAGTAGAGCATATAGTGAAAGTTTTCGTAATATATCATCTAGTGCATCTATTTTAAGCTCTGACGATGTTCTTTTAGTAGATTGTTCTACATCTAATGTCACATTAACTTTACCATCAGCAATCAACTTGGGTGGCAAAAGATTCATAGTCAAAAGAAAAACCGGTAATTTTAATTTAATAATATCAACACAGTTATCTCAAACAGTAGATGGACAATCATCATTTTCCGTTCAGCACAATTATCAGTCTGTTAATATTGTGTCTGATAATAGTAATTGGTTTATAATATAAAGAGGTTTATATGGCTATTTTTTCTATAGAAATCGCAGATACAGATGTTGAGCGAGTTATTAATGCGGTATCAACAAACTATAATTATGAAGAAAATATTATAGACAATAATGGTGACACTATTTCTAACCCCGAAAATAAATATGTATTTGTTAATAGAATGGTTCGTCAATTTTTATCTGACCATGTACGCAAATATGAAATAGATTTATTAAAGAAGCAACTAGAAGATTCTATTAATAATCCATCAATCAACGATCCACAGGTGTAAAATTGTCTTATATACCTTATACTAAAAATCCATCTGGCATTGCTTTTTTTGGATCTTCATCATCAGACTCTTTACTAAGATCTGATAGTAGACTATCCTTTGACTCAAATACTGGAAGATTATTAATCAGCGGAGTTTCTGTTAGCACCAGCGGTCATCAGCATCAATCTTCAGATATTATTAATTTTGCATCATCTATTAGCGGATTAATTCCGGTAAAAGGAATAAGTGCTGGAACCGGAATTGTTTTATCTTCTGATAGTGGCATTTTCACTATTAATGTTAGTGGTAATTTTGGATTAACTGGAGAAGAAGTAGATGATAGGGTAAGCGGTTTACTAATTGGGAATAGTGGAATAGTTTTAACTTATGATGATTTAAATAATAAATTATTTATTTCTACTAGCGGATTGCAGCCAAGTGGTAATTATAGCACTGTTGGACACACACATGCATCAAGCAATATTACTGATTTTAACTCTAGTGTCAGCGGTTTGTTTCCAAAAATAGCTAACAGTGGCAACAATAGAATACTAACTAGTACTGGTTCAACAATTGGAATTAATGCAGAAGATAAATTGACATTTGATGGTAATAAATTAATTTGCAGTGGCGAAGCTATTATTGGAGATCCTACATATCAGTCTATCGAAGTGATTAATGGCGTTGTAACAGTAAGAAATGAAGGATCAATTCTAGTAGACTTTGAAGAAACAAGATTAGCATCATTTAATATAGATTCAATCAATTGGGGAGAAAGAAATCTAATAAACTCTTCTGGATCAACAATCTTAAATTGGAATGACCAAGCAGTATTTTCAGCCAATGTCTCTGCGCCAACTGGCAATTTTACAGTGTTACAACAAAATGGCGTAAATGTCAGTGTTAGCGGACATTCTCACACATCATCTCAAATTACAGACTTTAATTCTAGCGTGAGCGGTTTGATTAATGGAATATACGCTCCGCTAAATAGTCCTATACTTACAGGAGTACCATTAGCTCCTACAGCAATCAGTGGAACTAATACTAATCAAATTGCTAGCACATCGTTTGTAAGAACTGAAATTAGTAATCTTGTTAATTCTGCACCAAGCACTCTTGATACTCTTAATGAACTTGCGTCAGCATTAGGCAATGATGCCAATTTTAGTACCACGGTTACTAATAGTTTGGCTGGTAAAGCTAATCTAAGCGGGGCGACTTTTGCTGGATCAATTAGTGGTCCATCTGGAGATTTTACCAACTTAAGACAAAACGGTGTCATTGTTAGCGTAAGTGGACATTCTCATGCAATCAACGATGTTAGTGGGCTACAAACTGCCCTAGACAATAAACAGCCAAGTGGAATTTATGCTAGTGGTATACATACTCATACCAGTTCTGATATTACAAACTTTGATACTAGCGTAAGCGGTCTATTGCCAGTAAAAAATATTATTGCTGGTTATGATATTAACATTACTAATAATAGCGGCGTTTATACCGTCGCTTCTACAAACTTAGTCCACGTTGACAGTCAACAGCCTCAAGGATTTGTCAATAGAACTGATAGTAGAATTAGTGTTAGTGGTAATATTTTTACAATAGAACCCACGGGAAGTTCATATAGTTATTACAATAAAGGTATCAAGGTTGTTAAAACCAGTGGTGATAGTTTAACTATACCAAATCTTACTCAAATTAATTATATTCATTTTGATACTATCAATAATCAAATATCAAATAAAACTACAGGTTTTGATTTTTCTACTGATATTCCTATCGCATATATAGCTTGGAACAGTGGAGTTGGTCCTAGTGGACAAATGACTTTCTTTGCTGAAGAACGTCATGGTATTGTGATGGACACTAGCACTCATAAGTGGATTCATTATACTTTTGGCGCACAATATGTGGGCGGTTTAAGTATTGGTAATTATGTTTTAGGCGGAAACGGGTCTAGTAATAGTCATGCAACTATATCAATTGGTAATGGTACTCTTTATCAAGAAGATATTGAAATAAATATTACTGATAGTTCTAGTACCGATCCGTTCTGTCAAGAGTTAAGTCCGATTGCTCAAATTCCCGTTTATTATCACCAAGGAACTACTGGTCAGTGGGTTAAGAATACCGCAACAGACTATCCTGTTAAATATGGCGCTAATGGACCACAATATAACTTATTAACTGATGGCAATTGGACAACCCCTGATGTTAGCCCCGGTGGAGCAACAAGATACTTCGCAGTATGGATTCTTGCAACTAATCAAATTGATGATCCTATAATTAGTATTATGGGTCAAAGAATTGATAGCAATCAAGGATCGGCTGAGAGTCATAATTCTTGGAGTGATGTTAATCTTACTAATCTTCCATTAAGCGAAGTTAAACCTCTTTATCGACTAATATTTGCTGGCGATAGTGATTATACAAATGTTCCTAAATGTACTTTACTTAGTATTCTTGATATACGAGTATCTGTAATTAGTACTATTGCTGGAGTTACTCAGAATGATCATGGAAGTTTGTTCGGATTAGGTGATGATGATCACTCTCAATATTTACATGTTGATAATGCACGAACAGTTAATGCAATTCATAATTTTGTTAATGGATTAACTGTCAACGGTACTGGTGTAAGTGTTAGTGGTCATTCGCATATAGCTTCTGATATTAGTAATTTTTCTAGTAGCGTTAGTGGATTGCTTCCATCTAATTTAGTTACTGGTAGCGGTGTAACGAATCATATTCCCTACTGGAGTAGTAACAGTGGTTTATTGGCTGATAGTAATCAATTAATTTGGGATAGTACTAATAATAGGCTAGGTATTGGAACAACAACTCCTAGTGGTCAGCTGCATGTTATTGGAAGCGGTATATTCAGTAGCGGCATTATTGTTGGTAATGGAACAGTAACTAATCCTAGTATAGTTTTTGATGGGTCTAGAACCACAGGATTCTCTGCTACGTCCAATTTGCTAGAAGTAAGTGTTCTTGGAAATAGGGCTATGAGAATAAGCCAATTTGGAACTGTTGCTATCAATAGAGGAACTGGTTCTGCTTTAGGAACTTTGCATGTGCAAGGTAATGGTAGCAATCCAGCCAATCCTTCTGATCCACTAATTGTTACATCATCTGTTGGGTCTGGTTCTATAATTAGATTTACAGACTCTGCTTCTAATGATTGGCAAATTGGTGTTAATCCTAATGGTTCTGTTCAAACTGGATCTAGTGATGGAAACTTTGCTATTACGAAGATTATTTCAAATTCTGGTCTTGCTTATGTTACAATAAATAGCAGTGGAAATATTGGAATTGGAACAACTACTCCTAGTGGTAAACTACACGTTATCGGTACTGGTATATTCAGTAGCGGCATCATATCTAATAGTGACATCAATTCATTATCATTTATCGCAGGGTCTGGATCGGCAGCATCTCCTTCGTTTGATTTCATAAATGATAGTGATACTGGATTATTTAGTCCAGCAGCTAATACTATAGCAATAAGTACCAGTGGTGTTGAAAGATTACGAGTAAATGATATTGGTAATGTTGGTATAGGCACTTCATTTCCACAAAATGGATTTAAATTAGATATTGCGGGAAATAGCGTCACAAGAGGTAACATTCTGAGTAATGGAAGTATAATAGAATTTGGTAATAGCAGATATCAATTATCTAGTGCAGCAGCCAGCAACTCCTATTCTTATGTTTGTAACGGTGGTGGAAATTTTGGTGTGGGTTTTCCCGCTCCTAGCGGAAGAGTAGCAGTTAGCGGTGGAGTTGCTATAGGATCAAATTATAACTTTACTCCTCCTAGTAATGGATTAATTGTAGAGGGGAATGTTGGAATAGGAACAATTTCTCCTAGTGGTCAGTTACATGTCTTAGGAACAGGAATAATATCATCCAGATTAGGTATTAACAATAATAATCCACAATATAGTTTAGATGTATCTGGTAGCGGTAATTTTCTTAATGGTTTAGCTATAAGTGGAGTTCCGATAGGAGAAGTTATTGATGATGAAGTTGCAGGATTATTAGTTGCTGGTTCTGGAATAAGCTTAAACTATAACGATAGTGCTAATACTCTTACTGTAGACACTAATGTTAGTACAAGTTTAGTTGCTGGTACCGGTATTGCTTTAAGCTATAATGTTACAACAGACGAATTGTCTATTAATACTAGCGGAGTTAGTTTAGTTGGTCATACTCATTCTCATTCTGATGTAAGTAATGTTCTTACAACACTTAGTCAATTTACAACTAGCCAGAATGACTTGAGTCTTGGTTCTGGTGGTATAATAAGAATGTCTTCAAGTGGAACTCTTAATATCACAGGCTTTGTGGCTACTAGTGGAGGAGATGCACGATTATTGTCCAATGTTGGATCGGGTACTATAACGCTTAAACATAATGATAGCGGATCGTCTGCTAATAATAGAATTTTATGTGTTAGTAATACTGATTTTGATATAGAAACCAACGGTAGTGCTGCGATATACTATGATAATGTTGATAATAAATGGAGAGTAGGATAATGGCATTATCTCCTAGATTATTAAAAAGTAACAAATCGGGTAGAACCATATACTATACCGGGCTTGGCGATGGTTTTTCTTGGGATAATTTAAACAATTGGTCAACAGTCAGTCATGCTAGTAATATCCCTATTACTTCCCAGCCGGGAGTTGATGATACTGTTATAATTAATAGTAGCGCTTACTTAGATGCGTCCAGCTACAATCCTATTATCAAAATTTTAATACAAAATGGAAGTAGTACTATTAGTAATTTATCGATTACTGTTTTACAATATGCTATTTTTAATGATAATACAACAAATTATATAGCTATTAATGGAGAAGCTATATTCAATGAATATGCTACCAATGCCGGGGAAATTAACGGCAACGCGACATTTAATGATAGCTCGTCCAACAACGGAGGTACTGTAAACCTTAATGCAATATTCAATGACACTTCAATCGCCTTTGGCTATGGTGCTATAAACGGTAGCGCGATATTCAATAACTCTGCCGTTCTTGGAGAGGCCGTAATTGGTGGTAGTGTTACGTTTAATAATAATGCTAGCAATTATGCTGGTCTGGTATATGGCCTTGCTACATTTACAGGAAATTCATGTACCGAAGATTCGGGCGCTTTTTTAGGCGGCACATCGCCTTCCCCCCCACCTGTCTGCTAACTTTGTAACAAAAGGAAAAAATTATGAATCTACTAACACCAATAACCATTCAGCCGCCAACCATCACTCGATCCAATGGAGAAGTTAGAGTCCAAAAGCCAATTATCCTCACCGAACTAGACATTACTATCGTTGACAATAAAAAGCGAAAAATCTGCGAAGTTCGCATTCGCCCATGTCCATACCCTCTGATTCTCTGGAGCGGTGATGATTATGATATTATTGGCGACTATACGCAAGAACAGGTAGAGGATCGCGTACTAGAGTTATTGGGGAGCGATGCGAAGGCTGGGCTAGAAACATTGTTTGTACCAAACCGTATGCGCGCCACTTGATACTATGTTGACTTTTATTCATAGAAAATTATTATAAATCATGTCATTCAATATAAAAACAATAGGAAACGACGGAACTGTTGGTAATCATCCTGATGTTACTAGTTGGTTAAATACTATATCTTTAGTTGGCGGAAGTGCCAATAGTTCAACAATAGCCGCACTAAATGCGTTCTGCAATAGTATAAGTTCCGCTGGATTGCGAAATAAGTTTTATAGACTGAATTTATTTTGTGGGAATAATTTAACATCTTGTTTGGTTCCTTTATATGTGAATACTCAGTGGAATAATCCAGTATTGGGATTCAGTATTGATACTAATAATAATAATAATTTTATTAGCACAGATTATGTTGAAACTGGAGTAAATGGCGGATTAATAGGAAATGGATCTAATAAATGTTTATTAACGGGACTAAAAGGAACAGAATTGAGTGCGGGAAATAGACATTTATCAGCATATGAAATTACTAATGCTACCACAGACTATTCTCCATCATTAGGATCATCAGAAGGCAATACAACTCAACACTGTATGGGTCCATGGACAGCTTCAACGAACTATTTTTATAGAACTCATAACACTATTGGTGGAAATGCTAATACAACAAAAAATATTGGATTTTGGTTAGGATCAGACTCGTCACCAACAGCCAGTGTTTTATATAGGAATGGATCTAGTGTAGCATCAACATCATCTCAATCGGCTGGAGGATCACCATCAATACAGTATGCAATTTTTGGAACCGTAAATAGTTCTAATGTTATACAAGAAGCTTCAGAAGTTAGACTTGGAGCATATTCAATAGGATTATCATTAAATTCATCAGAAGTTACAACATTTAACACTATTATGCAAACCTTCCAAACCTCTCTTGGGAGAAACGTATAATGCCTACATACAAAATTAATTATAGTGGAGGTAAACCTAGAGTAATTAATGTCAATAAACTACCCAATAAAACCTCTCTTCAAAGTTTAGACAGAGTTTATAATGGACAACCATTTGTTAATGTTGTTTCTAAATTTCAAGACACAAGGGGATTAGATACCGTTGATTTGGGTCAACCATTTTACGGACACACAGATGCTATAGCTATTCCAAGCTCACGAATTTTTACTACTAATCATCCTGATGTTGATAATTGGTTAGCTACTATAGCTCTTAATGGTGGATCTGCTAGTAGCTCAACCATATCAGCATTAAACTCTTTTTGTAATAGTATAGAAAGTGCTGGATTACGAAACAAATTTTATAGACTTAATTTATTTTGTGGAAATAATTTAAATTCTTGTTTGGTTCCATTGTATACAGGTCCGTCTGCTATTAGTATAGTTTTTGGAAGCTCCATTGACACAAATATTAATTTTATCAATAGTGACTATAATGAAACTGGAAGTAGTGGAGGATTAAAAGGTAACGGATCTAATAAATATTTACAAACAACCATAGCATCATCAGCTTGGGTAAGTTTAAATTTAGGCTCACATCTATCTGTATATAAAACAACATCTGTTAATAACGGAGTATTAATTAGTAGTAGATTACAAGGATCAGATGCTAATTTATCGCAGATTTGGGAATTTGGTGCTGGAGGAAATGGTGCTGGAGGCAACACTGGAGCATTTGGATCGCCTGGTACTCACAACTCATTACTTGGAACAACCAGAGAATCCAACGCCCAGTCTGCAATAGTCAAATCATTTCGAAATATTGAATTTAGCGAAAACAATTCGGGAGGTAATAATACTAGTCCCACAATGTTACCATTTACGATATTTGCTCGTAATAGTGCCACTATTGATACCAATACATACTCTATAAACCTGTATAGCGATCAAACATTAGCATCATATAGCATGGGACTACATTTAACAAACACAGATATTATAGCATACAACACAGTTATGCAAACTTTCCAAACAGCTCTTAACAGGAACGTATAATGGCCACACTTTTTATCGATTATGAAAATGGAAATGATAACTGGGGAGGAACCAGTTTCGCACCAGTTGCTTCTGGTACCGATGGCAGAATATCGTCCAATACATTTAGTTCAGTATCTGCCAACTTCTTAGATAATGGCACCTATGCTAATAAAAATTTAATAGCTTATTCACAATCTCTTAATAATGCTCAATATTTTGCATATGCCAGAACAACAATAGCACCGGCCTCTATAACCCCACCGACCAGTATTACCGGAACACTATGGAATATATTAGAAACATTAGAAACTAATAGTCACGACTTAAGAACTGTTAGCGCATCATATGTAGTAGTCACAGGATCAACCTATACATTTTCTTGTTATGCTAGAGCTAATGGCAGAAATCAACTAGTTGTTAGATTCGGAGACACCGCCGCCAAAGGTATTAGATATAATATATCCACAGGAATAATAGAAGCTAGCGGAGCATCTGCTACGGGCACTATATCAGATGCTGGAAACGGCTGGTACAGATTAACTCTCACAGCCACTGCTGATAATACTTCTCCATTAGTTTATATGATGTTAACAGATAATGCTTATACTGGTACTACAGCGCAAACATATACTGGAGATCCAACAAAAGGATTTTATATAACATCTCCACAATTAGAACTAAGTGGTAGCGCCACATCTTATGAAACTCCGCCGTCTACTCCTCAATATTTAAGTATTTTTAATGGAACATCATACGTTGTATACCAAATTTTAAATAGAATTAATAGTACTAGTTTAAATATTATGGCTATTATGGGTGGAACAGCTTTAGCGAACCAAGCTGTAGATCGTCAATATTTTATAGGTGGACGTTGGCAAAGTCTGACAACGGGCGCATCCTCTGCGAGAGTAAACCCTGGAGACAATATTAGATTCATGGCTAGTCCAGACCCAACAAGCATAGGAAATGCTACTTGGACAAGCTCTAGACAGTTTGCGGTTGGGGGTATCTCTTCTAGCACAAATGCCTCCCCAATATCTATTACAGTTCCTAATCATGGATTTACCACCGGAGACACTATTCTAGTTTATGGTCATACGGTTAATACAAACGCTAATGGAACATGGAATATTACTGTTACAGGAACTAGTACTTTTACGTTAAATGGGTCCACAGGCAATGGTGTTGGAGCTAATGTTGGTACTGTTAGAAAAATTAATAACTGTGTCATTACTTTACCAGTTGCACTAACCGCTAATATTGCTAGTTATGGCAATAGAGGAAATGGTCGCACAGCTTGGACAGCATCTGCTAATGTTACTGCATCTTTAGACACAGCAGACTTTAAAGAAGGAGATTGTTCTGATAGCATAGCCGTTGGAGCATCTTTTACTACCGGTAATGCTGCGTATAAAGCAACCGGAGCATTAAACTTAAGTGGTTATCAACAAGTAAGTTTTTGGATTAAACAAACCGCAGGAACAGTAGCAGTTAACGGAGACGCATCGTTACGATTATGTAGTGACGCACTAGGAGCCACATCCGTACATACAATTAATATCCCCGGACTAGTTGTTTTAAATCGCTGGGTTCCTGTAACAGTTAATTTGTCTACTAACTTAAGCGCTACTATAAATAGTGTCGCCCTATATGTTGATGCTGATAAAGGAGCGCAAACATTTTTAATTAGTAATATTGTTGCCTGTAAAGCTAGTTCTAGTGCTGATAGTATTAATTTATTATCTCTACTAAGTAAAAATAGATCTAATGAACCGTGCTGGTTTCCAATACAAAGTATAAACGGAACCAGAATTATAATAGATAGAGAAAATAATGTTTTACCAACATCAACAAACTGTAGAGGATACTATGGAACATCAGAAACTACAAACACTTTTAAACTAGAAGCAATAAAAAGACCATACGCATCAACGGCTACTACAAATACTGACACGATAAATGAAGGCGGTTTAGAACTAGCTAGGATAAACATAAGCGGCGGCTGGGATAGAAATAATATGAGTGTTCGAAATGGTGTTACTTGGTTAGATGGTGGTAACGGATTTGGGAATTTAATCTATGCTGTTAATAATAAAAATTATATAGATTTTAGTTATTTTGGTTTTACCAGATGTAATGCTGGATTATGGACACAAAGTAATGTTTATTGGACAGTATCAGATATATATGGTTCTGGAGTAACAACATATCCAGTATATCTATTTAATCAGTTTAAAAGTAATTTTACAAATATTTTTGTGGCTTGTTGTGGTGGAGCATCGGTATACTACGGAGTTAGTGGAGGAGGATGCTCTTTCACAAATATTATCGGCATAGGCTGTGCTCACGGATTTCACAATTCGTATAGTGGTAACTCTACCATGAATAATATTTTAATGTATAATAATAGTAATAATATACTGTTAGAACACTCTGCACTAACCTATTTGATAGGAGCAACACTTCTTGGTGCCAATTACGGTATTAATTTGAGCGGGGGTGCAGCAAATAACTATCTTAAAAATATTACTATATCAGACAACGCCATCAATTCTGTGATTATTTCTATGGCTGATAACTATTTTGAAAACGCTCAATTAAATGACAGTGTAGAATTTGCGCCAAACGTTCCGTTCAGTAATGGACGAGCAATATCTATTAATCATGACAATATATCAAATAATTATTATATAGCAACAGATTATGGAATTATTACCAACACTGTTGCTGTAAGATATAGCAATAGTGGTTTTGCTTGGGCTTTATCTCCAACAAACGTTAGACGAGATTCTACTTATCCACTAAGTTTAGCAGTAGCAAAAGTGGCGGTTGGTGCCAACAGTTTAGTAACAGTAAGAGCGTGGGTAAGAAGATCTAGTATTTTCTTAACTATGGGATTAAGAGTAAAGGGTGGTCAAATAGGTGGGCCAACTAATGATGTTACTAGTTATATGACCGGAGCGGCAGATACATGGGAACAAGTTATATTAAATTTCACACCATCAACAGCAGGGGTAGTAGAAATATTAGCAGAATGTTACGGAGGCACAACACTTACTGGCTACGTAGACGATATAACCATAACTCAAGTATGAGGTTTTTATGAATTATGAAATAGTCGAAGTTATTACAGACATATCTGGTAAATTTAGAGCAAGAGTTATTATAGACGAAAATACTAGAGAAACCATGTTTTTTAAGTTTGACCATCATCCTAGTCAAGAAGAGGTTAATAGCGTGGTAGAAGCATTTTTATTCAATAATCAGAATATGACTTTATAATGTTTGGATTTTGCCATCTACCATTCAGCGTGTCTGATACGATATTCTCAAATGGAGAAGAATTTAGCTTTATTTTAAGTGTAGATATTTACAGCCCGTTATCGCTTAATATTAGCAGGGAAATTTCTTTTACTCTCAATATAGAGAAAGATCGTGTAATTATATTATGAACATAGTGGAATTTACACTCAGCATCCTTTCAGTCGTAAATATCGACCTAAAGAGGTAATTATGTCCAGTGAAATACATGTAAACGATGTTGGAACGAGGTTTTTAGCCACCATTAAGGATAATGGTTTAGCTGTAAATATTTCTAATGCCTCACAAGTTCAAATGATTTTTAGGCGTCCAAATGATGATGTATTTTATAGAGTAGGCAGTTTATTAAATAGCGGCATAAATGGTCAAGTATATTACGACACCGTGGCTGGAGATTTAGTAGACGTTGGTATGCATAAATTGCAAGCAAAAGTTTATTTACCAAGTGGCACATATTATACTGACATTTATTCATTCCAAGTACACTGTAATTTATAGGTGATTTATGAGTTGGCAAGGCCAAATGTCTACAATTGTCCGACATTTAATTAGTGATCTAAATGCAGAAAACTATAAATATAGTACAAAACGTATAGAAACTAGCTTATTGGTTTCTGGATACATAGTATTGAAAGACGCCGACTTTAGTTTCAATAATAACTATAATATAAACGTGGAAAGCTGTGAATTATCACCAGACCCTACTGAAGAATCTACCAAAGATCCAGATTTTATAATACTGACTTGTTTAAAAACCGCGTGTATAATAATTGGTAGCGAAGTAAGAGTAGAAGCATCTAATGCTATATCTATTAAAGACGGCCCAAGTGCTATAGATCTTAGAGGTGTGGCTAATACGCTTACGTTATTATATAAAGACTTATGCGACAAATACGAAAAATCACTTTATGATTATAAAGAACACAAAGTTGTTTCTGATGGTCAAGCAATTCTTGGGCCATATAGCCCAGGTAGCGACTATGTTTCAAGAAACTACCCCACATATGATCATAGAAGTGGCGGATATTTTACTTTCTAGGAGGAACAATGGCTATAAAATCACAAGCTCAATTAACTACTGATATTCAAACCAGACTAGCAGATAATAACGCTGGTTTAATTTCAGCAGCAGATGTCAGAGAAAATATACAAAACACAGTTGATTCTATAAATTATATAGTTGCTAGTGGTGATTTTGATGCCACGCACCCATTTATCGGTAGCAATGTTCGCGCTCAAAGAAAGACAATTGGTCAAAATCAATTTGAGTTTGGAATTTTTATAGCTGAATCTGGCGTTGAGTTTCCTAATGCCGGTGGAGCAAATAGGCTTCAACTTATTCCATATCCTGGGCCAAGTGGAATTCAGCACAACGAACTGTCCGGTTTAAACACTGGTAATCCACATAAACAATATTTACATATTAATGGTTTTAATATTGCTACAAACAATTTACCAATGGGTGATGCGTGGATAAATTCTAGCGGCAATGCTTCTACTCTTGTTACTAATAATAAAGGTATTAAATTTACCTATATAAATAATAATAAAGAGCTAATGAACGTCGGAAATCAAACAACAGTTAAGTTTGATATAGATAGCTCAACAATGTATAGCGCCAAGGGTGCTGCTCAAGCTTGGTTAAGATTTGAAGGTACTTCTGGAAATATTGTAGTAAATTCTTCATATAATATCTCTTCCATACAGCATATTAATAATGGTAACTATAAAATTTTCTTTGCGCCCAACACATTTACTGACGCAAATTATGTTGCTATTGGTCATAGTAATGCTATCGCAGCTTCCGGCTCTGCTGAAGATTTTGATGTTAATACTGTTGGTATAGTTGATAGGAATAGAAATTATCTTACATTCTTAGTCAAGAGTGATGATAATGAATATGTTAATGCTAGAGTAAATGATTTAGTGGTATTTGGAAATGCTAGTGGTGTTATACCATCTTCTGGTGTAACAATTGTAAATTTACCAACATAAATAAATTTATAATATGATACAATTAGCAGATAGAGTTAAAGAACTCAGCTATACAGTTGGCACTGGTAACCTTAGTTTAGAAGGCCCAGTGGCTGGATTTAATTCTTTTGGTTCAAATTATAGTTATAACGATTATCTTTTTTATGCTGTTACAGATGGAACATCTTATGAGGTTGGATCTGGTCAATATATATTAAACGGCGCAACAAACGCTTTACGAAGATTTCCAGTAAAAAGTTCTAATAATAACCAAGCTGTAAATTTTCCAGCTGGTCTTAAAGAAGTATATGTAACATATCCAGCCACTCACAGTGTATATAATGGCTCTGGAATTTCTAATTTTAATGTACCACAATCTAGCGGCATAGTATTTTGGTCTACACCAAATATTTTAAATTATGATTCTAATTTTATATGGGACTCTACTAACGAACGACTCGGTATTAGAAAATCTAACCCACAATATGCAATAGATCTTGGCGGATCTGCACACCAAGCCTCTATCCAAGCGTCCGGTTTTTACGTTGGAAAATCTGGAATATATTTTCCACTACAAAATAATAATGATATATCTTATTCTGGCGGTAGACAATTAGTACATTTTGAGCCAAATCAGCTTGGTGACGCAAATATAAATGCTCTTATTCAGTTAAGTGGAAATGTTAATAGTACTCTCTTGCTTAAAAAGCAAAACGCTGGATTAGTTTTTGCTGGACCACCAAGCGGGTGCGTACCGCCATGCTCTCCAGCTTTACCAAGTTTTAGATTATTGCAATTACAAGATATTCCAGATGCAGTTGCTTTATCTGGAACGCTACGTAATGCTATAGATAATGCTACAACAAAAATATTTAATTCTGGAATTAATAGAATTTTAATTAGCGATGGAACTACTAGTGGAATTACTGCCAGAAGTAATTTATATTTTAGTGGAACTAATTCAAATATACTCAATTTGACATCTATTACAGGAGTTAGTAATCAACCGACATTGATAATAGGAGGTAATGGTTTAAATAATTTAAGCGGTATCCCAGAGCCAGCTTTTCTGACCAATGGTAGATTGATAATTAATCAAGAAGATAACGTGTTTTTTGAGGTTAATTCAAGAACGAACACTATAAATATTCTTTCTGGCGCTACAATGCGTATTGGTGGTATTGATGTAAGTCTTAGCGGTCATAATCACATTAGTAGCGATATTACAGATTTTAGCAGCAGTGTTAGCGGATTGTTAACTCCTTTACAAAATTCTATAATAGCAGATTCTCCGTCTGGGGATAATATCACCTATGGTCGTAAAAATAGACAATGGATAGATATTACTACTCCAGCAAATTTACAAATTCGCCGTGGCACATTATCAGAAATTAATCAGATAATACCTCTAAGCGGAGAACCGGTTTGGGCAACAGATACAAAAACATTTTCTATTGGAGATGAGTTTACTTATGGTGGAATCCCTATAGGATTACAAGATTCAAAAAATTATATTTTATGTAGACCACACGAACGCTTATCGACTAGATACAATCTAGCAAAATCTCTAACACCAAACGGAAACGCCAAGTCTAGTTCTAATAGAGCAACATTATTTGTATTTCCTGGCATATATTATGAATCTGGTGTTTTAAATATTAATACAGATTTTGTTGATATCATAGGTTTGGGTTCTATTAAAAAAAATAGAGGTTGTGAATGCTCTGTATACATTCCAAGTGGTATATATGTAGATAATAAAAATGTTAGATTAATTGGATTAGAGACTAACCTATTTAATCTTGCTATGCCAACACCTTTGTTATTAGCAGAAAATTGCAAAGCAAATGAAAGTTATAGCTTTGGAAGTGCTAGTTTAATAGCGGGTACTTTTATTAATTGCGAATCTTCTGCTGATTTCTGTTTTGGTACTGAGTATTGCGCTATTTCTGGCTTATTTACTAATTGTAAATCTCAAAATTATAGTTTTGGTAACGATTTATCGTCTTTACTTAAAAATAGTAAATTTATTAATTGTGAAGCTGGAGCATATAGTTTTGGATCACAGAATTGTGAAACTTATAGTACATTTGAAAACTGTGAGGCTAAAGATTATTCTTTTGGTGGAGTTGTAGTTGCTAGTGGAACATATATTAATTGCGTTGGTGGAAGTGGTAGTTTTGGTTCATCGTCATCATCAGTGGGCAATTTTTATTATTGTAGATTAACTACTGGAAATTTTCCAACACCACTCGCCCCTGGAAAATATCGCTATTGTATAGATGGATATGGAAATGGATATGATTCACCATGATATCATCAGCCATAAATTGTCCTATAAATTGTGGATTAGCCTCTAGTTCTTTTACTAGATCTTTTTCTAAAAAATCTGGATTAGGATCATATAAATTAATTACTAATCCTATTAAAAGAGTACTATCTTTTGCTAGTGAAAATATTATTAATATTAATGATAGAGTGACTAAAAGAAACATATCTAGCTCTTGGGTAACAGACTATATAATAAATGTTCAGCCTTTAATTGATGGATGGTTTCAAAATGTAACTTTAACATCTTTAAATCCAAATATTTTATCTCAATCTTTTGTTTATCAAAGCGATGGAGACTGTTTAGTACGCGCAGATGCTAGTGATGGAGAAATAGTTTTAACACGATTACTTACAACAAGTGATTCGTCAAGCACGGTAGACACATTTCAGTCTTGGAACACATCCTCTTTATCCTATCACTGTGAATCACAAGTCAATAATTTAATTCTTAATAAAACGCAACTAAATCTATTCACCATTGCCAATGGTAATTCTTTTATAAGAAATGCAAATTGTTGGGCACACAACGTTGATTTATCTTGTGCGTCTCCTTGGAACTCTACAGCAGGCCCGCTTATGGCTGGCACATTGGTCAGCCCCAAACATGTTATATTTTGTAAGCATGCTGGATTTTACCCTTCGTTGGGTTCTACAATATTCTTTGTTGACATAAATAATAATATTATTACAAGAACTATTTCTAATTTAAGTCCTATATCTATATGCGATGTTGTTGTTGGCACATTAAATTCAGATGTTCCATCTAATATTAAATTTTCTAAAATTTTACCAGATAATTTTAATGTTTATTTTCCCTCTTTACAAAATTTATCATCACAAATATGGTATGTTCCGGCTATATATCTAAATCAATCTGATCTTGCTGGAATTATGGGATTAAGACTCTTAAAAGATGGTGGTATCTTAGGATTAGAATTAATTAATAATATTCAAAGCGCATTATATAAACCAAACATCTCTACTTATATTAATTATAGTATTCCTATAGTTACTGGTGATTCTGGCAATCCTATGTTTTTAATAATTAATAATGAGCCAGTACTATTGGGCGTTTTTACTGGCCCATCTTCTGGAGCACATGTATCATATTCTACCATAAAATCAGCTATTAATAATATTATGAGTAGTAGTGGTTATCAATTAACTGAAATCAATTTATCCTCTTTTAATACATATTAAAATATTATGCCAATTATAGTACCAGAAAGCGTTTTTGATAAATATTACGATGTAATCGATTCTACATTTGATATTTTTGGTGTCAAGTGCCAGTTAGTTTCTATATCTAAACGTGAAGAAATTATTTTCACGCCAGACAATAATAACCCAAACCGTAATTCTATTAACGTACATAGAAACGGTGGTGGAACTGTTAATCGTGGAAATGTTACTATCAAAGAAGTAGAAGTATTAACTGATATCAAGCTAAAAGTTTATTGGGACCAAAAACAATGGGTAGGCGTAACTGGTGGAATACAACTTCCAGATGGAAGCATTCAAACAATAGGTTTTATGAAAGATTTGCCACTAGTTCTTAAAGCTAAACAGTTAATTGTTCACGAAGGAATAAAAGATATTAAAGAAATAAGATTCGAAAGAGCAGGCGAACACATACCAATGGGGCTTAGACAAGATAGATATTTTGGGTGTTTTTGGAAAAGAGTATGATAACACTAAGACTATTAGATAGCGTATCAACTATTCAACGCAATGTTAATGCTGCTATATCACAAGTTATAAACGATAAAATAACAAGAAATCAAAATAGAATACTGTCAGAATGTAGAAGTCTTGCTGGAGATTGGATATTATCTCAACCAGAAATAAGCTCATTATCTTCATCTTCACCGGACTCTTTAGCTGGACAATTCGGAATACCGGCTGCACTAGTTTCTAATGTGATTAGTTCTATAAGATCATCTGTAGAAAACTCATTAGATATTAGATTTATAAGATATAACGAAAAATTACGAGGTGGATTAGAGATATATTTTCAACCAAATAATTTTGTTAATTTATTAAGTTTATCACAAGGACATGTTATATATCGCGGCGGCGATTTGCATTGGCTAGATTGGTTAATAAAGCGTGGCGATAATGTTATCGTAGTTAATTATCAATATAATCCACAAAGCGGTCTTGGTCGGTCTGGACTTGGAACAATGGTTTTGGGAGGTTCTTTTAGAGTTCCTCCACAATTTAGTGGCACAGATGATAATAATTTTATTACTAGAGCATTAATCGGAACAAGCCAAGAAAATCAAATTTCACAAATCATACAAAGAGCATTAGCATGACAGATTATTTACGCTTAAAAGGCTTTAATGAAATTTTCGACACAACTCTTAATAATGAGTTGCAAGACAATGTTATTGAGTTTCTTGATTGGGGCTTACTTGAAAAGGGTAACTATTTTAATGTTACATTGAACGAGCAATCGCCTAATAATAATGATTACTCATTACTTAGACCATCTTCTAGTGAACACTATTTAGCTGGTCAGGCTTGGGAAGGATTTAGAAAAAATTGGGTTTGGCAAAGCGGTATATCTTATATTCCTTCACCACGGGTTGGCTCAAATAACGCTATTCCTGGAATATCTGGAGTATATGTAAATAATACATTTTATCCAGCAACTACTAGTGGTCAATATAGACATAAAGTTGACTATTTTAATGGTCGAATTATATTTAATAATCCAATACCAACCGGCAGTAAGGTTCAAGCTGAATATAGCTATAAATATATTAATATAATATATGCTACTAATTTACCTTGGTTACGAGAAATTCAATATAGAACATATGAGCCATCGCCAGCATTTGCAAATCCAGATAAAGGCGAGTTTGCTTTGCCAGCCGAAATGAGAGTACAGCTTCCAGCAATTGCTGTAGAAATTGTGCCACGTAGAACATTAAGGGGCTATCAACTGGGCGGCGGGCAAATAGTAGATACGGACATATTGTTTCATTGCATTGCGGAAGACGCTCCAACCCGTAATAAATTGGTAGATATTATATCTCTACAAAATGATAAAACTATTCTTATGTTTGATAGCAATATTATAGCCAAAAGTGGAGATTTTCCACTAGATTATAACGGAATACCGGTTTCTGGAGCTTTACGGTATCCAGATTTAGTACAAAAATACGCTAGCAATAGAATTAGACTAAAAAATGCTAATGTTCAAGGTATGGATATGATAAATACTAATTTTCATGCTGGTATAGTCCGATTAACAGCCGAAATAATACATACTCAAATATAGAATTTGTGTATAATGTTTTGGAGTTTCCATATATATAGGAGAGAAAATAATGCCACAAAATAATCGTATATTTTATGCCTGCCAAGCGGTAGCAATAGCTCCTTGCTTTGTTACACCGGCTGATCCAACTACTATTTTGGCTCACGGCGTACAGTCCGTAGGTATTACAACAAATTTTAATCTAGAACAAGCATTTGAGCTTGGACAAATTCAAATCTATGAAAACATTGAAGGTCTTCCAGACGTTGAAGTAACACTAGAAAAGGTGTTAGACGGATATCCACTATTATATCACTTAGCTTCTCCATCGGCCTCTAGTGCAAATCTTGTTGGTAGATCAAAAGAGCGATGCTGTGTTGGTCTTGGTATCTATGACGAAGCTAATGACGCTGTTAGTGGCGTAGCTCCAGTAGAAATATATATGAGCGGAATGTATTTAAGTAGCGTTAGCTATACATTTCCAGCAGATGGAAACTCCACAGAATCTGTAACACTTGTTGGAAATCATAAAGTATGGAATACTCCCGCTTCTGTGTTAATGACAGCTGCGCAAGCTTCAGAATTACCAAAAGATGGAACAAAAGGTGGAGATAAGCCAGCCGCTTTAGTAGCAGGCAGTGGCGGTATTCAACGAAGAGAAGACGTTTTAATGGCAAGTTCTATTCTACCAGTATCTATACATGGTGTTGGCGCAACCGCATCTGGTAACAATTGGTCTAATGGCACACCCCGTGCTCATATTCAAAATTGTACCATAAGTACAGATTTTGGTCGCGAAGACATTCTTGAGCTTGGTAGAAAAAGCCCATACTATCGTTCGCCAAACTTCCCAATTGAAGTTACATGCGAATTTGAGGTTATAGCAGTATCTGGCGACTTTGTGCCAGCTTATGAAGAAGGTAGACCCTCTTATGTTGGTACAGTTAACCAGGGAAATAATTCTCAAGAAGAAACTATCAAAATTCTTTTACGAGATGGTACTTCTTTTGATCTTGGATCTAAGAACCGTTTATCTAGCGTAACTTATGGCGGTGGAGATGCTGGCGGTGGAAATGCCACTATCACTTATAGTTATAGTAACTTTAATGATCTTATAGTTAAACATAATTTAGATCCAGCTGGATTATAATAAACTTGATAATTTAGCTAGATTCAATTCGATTAGGACTTAAAAGGAAACAATAGTACTCCCGCCATGAGGTTTTTATGAAACAACATGAGCGGGAGTTTTTTATTTGTAGGATACGTAGCGGAAAACTTAATTTGAAAATATCTGAACAATATATTTGTATTGTTCCTCCTACATTTGATATTATAATGCAGTCTTGTGAGACATATAATGAATCTTATGAAAAAGCATATATTGATGGCATAATGGATGAAGACGAGAATTTTAATTTTATGATAGAGCACGAACTTTGGTCTTGGGAAGAAGAAGAAAAGATTAAGGTAATACAGAAAGATATTGAAAAACTAAAAATACAAATATATAATTCACGTAAAAATGATAAGCTCGTAAAAACTATACGTGCTTATTTACGCGCAGGAGAAAAACAGCTATCTGAATTACATAGCAAAAAAAATCAATATTATTCTAATACATGCGAAGGCATAGCATGGTCTGATAAAAATGCTTTTATTCTTAAAAACACAACATATGTTGAAAATAACCTATATAATTTTGATGAATTTTCTTTAAATTATGTTATGGATGAATATCAGAAGTCATTTTTAACTGAAAGTCAATGTCGAGAATTAGCGCGAAATGAACCTTGGAAATCTTTATGGATTATCAAAGATAAAGCTAATATTAAATTATTTAACAATCCTCCAGAAACAGATTTAACATATAATCAAAAAAATATAGTTATTTGGTCACAAATGTATGATAATGTGCAAGAGTCATTAGAATGCCCAAGTAAAGACGTAATAGACGATGATGACATGTTAGATGGTTGGTTTTTAGTGCAATCAAAAAAGAGAGAACAAGAAACGGCACAAAAAGAATTTGAAAATAATACTAAGAGTGATAAAATTAAAAACTCATCTGAAGTTTTTATGATGGCTTCTAACAAACAAGAAGTAGATAATGTAGATAATATGAACACATTTCATAGTCAAATGGTAAAAAAGCAAAGATTTAATTTATTGAAGAGTAAAACGCAAGCAGAGCAAAGTGAATTTATGGATGAAAGACTTGCTTTACAATCACAAATAAACAGTCAATTTAAAAAGAATGTAACAGGAGGACACTAATGGATTTTAAAGATTATTCTAATTACAAGAAAATTAGAGAAAATAAATATAAAATAGATTCTAAAGACAGATTATCAAAAATTATTAAAAAGAAAATACAAACAACAATGATTGGGGCTTTGAGTACTATAGAAGAACATCTTGGTTTTTTATGGGACGCAAAAGATGGCAAGCTCACAAAAGATCAACAATTAATGAAGCAGTTATATGATAAAATAAGATCAGAAATATTAGATCGTGGTAATGCCCAAGCTCGTAATGTTGATGCAGAATTATCTCAATACGAAGTAGAGTGGCTAAAATATTCTATTAAAATTCCAGTAGTTTCACCAGAAAATAAGGAGTAAATAATGAAGGACAATAAAGAAAAAGTAGTTGATGTTAAGGTTAAAGATGGGAACGAGGAAAAGGTCGTAAAGTTAGTAGTAAAGCGCCCAACAAATGCTTTACTTTCTCAGGCACAAAGAGTCAGCGCAAAAGTCTGGACAGATTGTGTGCGTGATGGCATTATGACCAAAAAAGAGCTAGAAAAGTTCATGAAAGAGCAGGGCATATGGAATGACGAAAAAGATACTGAGCAAAAGAAAATTACTGAAGAAATTAATAGACTAGAACGAGAACTATATGTGAGTGGCAAAAATGGCAAACTCCGCGCCACGGAAGGCAAGAATATAGCTATTGAAATGCGTAAAAAGAGAATAGAATTGCGCGAATTAATAGCAGAAAGAATGGGGCTGGAACAAAATACAGCCGAATCCATCTCTGATAATGCCCGATTTGACTTTCTTGTGGCAAATTGTGCATATTATGAGAATGGTCAAAAGGTGTATAAAGACATGGATGAATATACTGCTAATTCTGACGGCGATATCGCCTTTTCCGCAGCAACAGCTTTGGCCCAAATGATGTATTCTGTGGACAAGGATTTTGAGTCAAAATTACCAGAAAATAAATTCCTTAAAATGTTCAAATTCGTTAATGATGACCTAGCTTTAGTCAATGATAAAGGCGAAAGAGTAGACACAGAAGGTCGTAAAATAGATGAATTTGGATATTATGTAAATGATGAAGGAAAACGTGTAGATAAAGAAGGAAACTTACTTGACGAAAATGGAAATTATGTTCCATCAGTCACGTATGTGGATGACAAGGGAAAGAAGATAAATATAGACGGATAATCTGCGGATAGTGGGCGGTTTTATAACTAAAAACTAACTGTGGATAAATATGTCTAGATTTGTACTTACAGCCCAATTACAGTTACAAGCTCCCACAAATACTGCACAAATTGTTAGGCAGATTCAAAGTCAGCTTAATAATGTGCAGGTGAATGTACAGGTACAGGGCACGGCCCAAGCTACGCGACAGGTTCAACAAGTCGCCCAATCTCTTAACGCTGCTAACTCCGCAGCCTCAAACTTGGGCCGTACCTTTGCCATTTCTGTAAGACGATTTGCTGCCCTAGCTGTGGCAACTAGAGCAGTAAGTCTTTTTACAAACACTCTCGCAGACGCTACTCAGCAAGCTATTGATTTTGAGCGACAATTAGTAAAACTTTCTCAAGTCACTGGACAGTCTTTAGGTGAACTTCGTGGGCTTACTACAACGATTACCCAGCTTGCTACTGGCTTTGGTGTTACATCAAAGTCATTATTAGATGTATCTACAGTGTTACTACAGGCTGGTCTTAATTCTAGAGATACTGAAGTAGCATTAAAATCTTTAGCCAAAGCTGCCCTTGCTCCAAACTTTGATAGCATATCAGAAACAGCAGAAGGTGCTATTGCTATTTTGGCACAGTTTCAAGAGGGCGTTGGAGCACTAGAAGGTCAATTAAGTTCTATCAACGCTGTTGCTGGCGCATTTGCTGTTGAGGCTGGAGACTTAATAGACGTTATTCGTAGAACAGGTGGTGTATTTAAATCATCTGGTGGTAGTCTTAATGAGCTATTAGCACTATTTACTAGCGTTAGAGCTACAACCCGCGAAAGTGCTGAAAGCATTGGTACTGGCTTAAGAACTATTTTCACAAGAATTCAACGACCACAAACTATAGAATTTCTTAAACAGTTTGGTGTAGAACTTGTTAATCTTGAAGGAAAGTTCGTTGGTCCGTTTGAGGCTATTAAGCTTTTAAGTGGCGCACTAGCTGGTCTTGGAGAGGGTGATTTAACATTTATCAGAATTGCAGAAGAACTTGGTGGGTTCCGACAAATTGGTAAAGTTCTTCCATTATTACAACAGTTTTCTACGGCACAATCAGCTTTGGCTGTTGCTCAAAAAGCTAATAACGGTCTGACTAAAGACGCTGAAACAGCACAGCAAGCGTTGGCAATTAGAATAATTAAGGTTAAAGAAGAGTTTTTAGCATTAGTCAGAAGCGTAACAGAAACTAGTTCTTTTCAATTTTTTGCAAATACTACTCTTAATCTTGCAAGTGCATTAATTAGATTGGCTGATGCTCTTAAACCAATTATACCATTATTAACTGCTGTTGCTACAATTAGAATGGCGCAGGGAATCGGTGGATTTTTAACCGGTTTTGGTGGAGGCATAAGATCAAATAGAACTTTTAATCAGGGCGGTAAAGTTTTAGCTTTTGCTAGAGGCGGAATGGTTCCCGGTACTGGAAATAGAGATACTGTTCCAGCAATGTTACAGCCGGGAGAATTTGTTATTAGGAAGAGTAGCGTTAATAAACTTGGTGCTTCCAATTTAGCAGCGATGAACGAAAACCGCTACGCAACTGGCGGTATAATAGCTTTAAATCCATACGACAAAGGAACACCAGACACCGCAATTAAAAAAAGTGGTATTATTACAGCTTCTGATGTAGCTGAAAGAGCGGGCATACCCAAAAGTAAGGGTTATAGAGAAAGATTTACACAAGCTGCCACAGCTTCTGGAAATAAAGAATTATCATCATTAGCTAAAACTGGAAAATTAAATATAGATGCCGTAGGATTAAGTATTGGTGACGAAAATGTTGCTAGACAAACAGAAGATCAAATAAAAGACAGTTTTGCAAAATTAATTAATTCTAGTTCTGGAGCTTTGGCTGCAAAATTTCAAACCACTGCATCTAAACAAATTATGCCCAAAGATTTGGAACTATTTGGAATTAATGGAGTAATTGGTAATGCTTTTGAAGCCATGCTAACATCTCTAGGCGCGCCATTTGACTCGCCACCACAAGACGAAATGCAAAAAGCCGTAAATAAAGCAAATAATAATTCTGCATTTGATTATCCAAATGGCATTGGTTTACTTGGAAAAGGCAATTTATCATTACTATCTAATATACCAACTGACGCAAAAAGAACCGTAACTGGCAAAGAAGTAAATGAAATCATTACTAAAAAATATCCAAATTTATTGGCAGATGCGGCAAAACAATCAATGGCGTTGATAAAAGGAAAAGAACTTGCTTCTTTACAATCAAAAGACGGTGGATATACTACATCAGAATTAGCTAAATATGGTGTTCGTAATACTAAAGAATTAAAAGCTTTGGGTTGGACAAGTCCGTTTAGAGGAAAATGGAATCCGCCAGTAATGAGAAATCTTGGTGGATTAATTAAAAAGTTTGCTCTTGGTGGTATGTCCAAGGCTCCATTGATAGATGATATCATTAATGCTAGTGGCACAGTAATGCCTCGTCCAAGTTCTGCTATAGCCGCACTAGTTAAGGCTGGTGGTGGAGCAATAGACATTGATAGAACTATCAAACGCACAATTGGTGATAAAGCATACGGCATGGCTAAAACTGCCGGTCAACAATCTGCCGCACTAGATAAATACTTTAAAGATCCAGCCGCTAGATTAAAAGATATTAAATCTGCTCCACTTACTGCGTTTGGTAAAGAACTACAAGCAGCCATAAAGTCTGGACAATTACAGTCAGGCAAACTGTCTATTATTAGCAAATCACAAAGGGTGCCGGGAGTTGCAGAGTATCTAAGTCAATTATTTGGTATACCACTTGCTAATATGATATTCACTCAGGGCGGTAGCAAACAACCAGCAGTTGATTCATTACGAAATAAAGGCCCAAGGGCAAATAGGATTGCTAGATTTGCCGCTGGTGGTGGTGTTGGAACCGATACTGTTCCGGCCCTTTTAACTCCTGGTGAATTTGTTGTAAATAAAAAATCTGCTCAATCAATTGGTTATGGCGCTTTGGGCCGAATGAATAAAGTTGGTAAATATGCAACTGGCGGTATTGTGCGAAAGTTTGCATCAGGAGGAGCAGCTTCTGGCGGTGGAAATACTGGTAATTTATTTACTGGTTTTGGTTCTCAATTAACACTTGTTACTGCAAGCTTACAAGCTATGATTCCACCAATTAATGAGAATAGTAGCGCTATGTCTAAAATAGCTAATCAGTTTCTAAGTCTTGCAACAACTGTTGGTGGAGCTATTTTTGCTTTAGAAGCTTTTGGTATTACAATAAATAAAGATATTATAGGCAAAGCATTCAAATCATTAACAACAATGGGCAAAGGTGGGCTTGGAGACATTATAGGCGGTTTTCAAAAAAGAACTTTTGATATTGGCTTTGGCAAGAAAAGTAAAACATTTAGAACAGCTGGAGAAAGTTTTACGGATGCCTTTGGTACTGGTCAGCAGCGACCAAACGTTAACGCCGCAAGATCACAACAAGCGCAAGAGTTATTGCAATTAAGATCAAAAAGACAAGCACTAAGAGAAAGTGGCACTGGCGGATTTCAACTATTCGATGTAAAAGCTGATATAATTAAAGCTAAAAAATCTGCGCCATCTAAATTATCTCTTCCAAAATCTTTAACTGGTCAATTTGGAAATATCTTGGGACAAAGAGCCGCTGGCGGTGGCATACTTGGTAGGGCAGCTGGATTAGCTGGAAGAGCAATTTCTGGAGTTGGTGGGCTTGGCGGCGGTGCCGTTGGCGGTCTTGCTGGTGGGGCTATCGCAGCGGCTGGACCGATAGCAGCTGTAACGGGAATCATTGCCGCAATAAATAGTGCGGTTGGTACTTTTAGAGATTTAGATGGACAACTTAAAAAATCTATTGAGGCTGGTGATGAAATTAAAGCCATGTCCTTGGCTGCAAAAAATGCAGCAGCTGGATTTCCACTAATTGGTAATCTTATTGGTGGATTTAGTGATACTATAGATGCTGGTTTAATTTCAATTCAACAAGCATTTGGTGGCTCAAGTCTAGCATCAATTCAAGCGTTGGCCGCTTCTCAGGCTGGCGCTGTAAAAACTCAAAAGCAGTTAGTAGAAGCACAAAAAACCGCTACTAATGCAATGGAAGATTTTCAAAATGGATCTATTTCAGCAGCTGAAGCTCTAGCACAAATACGAGCAGCTTCTTCTGAAGTGCAGAAACAAGAAAAAAGAGCTAGTGATTTTGCGACTAAAAATTTAGAAAATAGAGCATCTGGTGGTTTTACTGGCAGAAATGTTGCTTCATTTTTAACATTAGGGATGGTAGAATCATCTACACAAAGAAATAATCGTTTAGGCCAACAAAGTGCAAATGAGATTAATCAAGCAGCAAAGTTTTCAGCAGAAGCATTCCAAATGGAGACTGCCGCAAGAACAGCCACAATTAGGTCTGGTTTTGCTAGAGGCGCAACTAGAGAAGATATGAGAGAGGGAATAGTTGGAAATTTATCGCAAAGAAGATCTGATTTATTAAAACGAGCCGCACAAGCAGATTTGGCTGGAGATGATCAAAGCGCAACTGCATTTAGAGCAGCGGCGGAACAAATAACTGGACAAATTACTCAAATTGATAGGGAGCTTGAGAGTTTAGAAAAAGAAGTAAAAAGAGCTAAAGATGCTTTTGATGCTATGAACCTTGGTCTTCGTGGGCCAACCGCAACTGCAACTGCCATGTCTGCTAGCATGGATAGATTTGCTGCTAGCCTAGATGTTGGTGGAAGTACATTTGTATCTAATACAGAGTTTTTATCTCAAGCAGTAACTAGCGCAGCCCAAGCAATGAATCCGGCTGATATTAAATCTGCTATAAATGATGTTGCTAATAATTTACAAAGCATGGGTGTTGACCCAGCTAAGTTTAGAACAAATACCGAAGCCTTTATTAAAGCGCAACAAGATTATAATCAAGCCTTCAAAAATATTAAAGATAGAATCAAAGGTAAAGATTTTCAAGGAATGGATGCAGACTCACTAAAGGATGAATTTGCTAAAGAATTAACTGTTGGCCTTGGTGATGAAGCAAAGAAAAATCTTACTGCTATTATAAAAAATCTTGAATTAAATCCTGATGAAGTTTCTTCAATTTTAGCTGGAAATGTTGAAGTATTTGGAGAAAAGCTTGGAGAAGCTGGCAAAAAACAATTGGAGCAAATTACTAAAATTGCTCAAGAAAGAAATAAAGCAGAACAGGTTGTTATTGGATTTATTAAACAAAGGGCCGAAGCTGAACGAAATCTAGCTCAAGCCCAAAAAGAAGCTGTGGATCTTTACATGGAAGGTAGAGATATTCAAGCTAAGTATGGCGGTATGGCAGTTTCACAGGGAGAAAAGAGAAGTGCTATAGTAGCCAGAGCAAACGCTGGTGCTGGAGCAGCTGGTTTAACCGGACTTAGAACCGGAAGCGCCGCAGAACTACGTGCTAGAAATGCCCAAATTTTTGGTGGATTTAGAGGAATAGAAGCTCGTCGTGGAACAGAAGGAGGAATGCAGGGGCGAAAAGGTGTAGCACTTGATGAAACGCAAAAAAACATACAACAAGCACAAAAAGATCAAGTGCAAACAATAAGAGATCTTATTAAACTAGAAGAAGAAAATCTTAAACTTATTCAAGAAAAAAATAGACTAGAAAAAGATTCTATAGATGCTTTAATTAGTGGCGACATTGATAAATTTTTTGAACAACAAGCAGCCTCTGCGGCACAGGGCGCTATAGCTTTAGGATCAGATGTTTTACAAAGAGCGCTTGGTCCAAAAGCGTTAGGCATGGCCGCTCAAGATATAAAACGACAGCAAGAGGCTGG